GGGGCAACATCCCGACAATGGAAGCACGGTATTCGCTCTCCGCCGCCAGTGGGCAGCGTCTGAGCGTCTCGGCAGTAGCGGCACTTGATGTCGGCGCTCAAAAGAGCCTCCCTTGGGGCTTGGCCCTTGGCTTCCCCGTCGCGCGCTTCGCGCTCTTCGCGGGCGGCGCGATCCCCTGGCGGGCCATTTCCAGGATGAACAGCGCGTCGGCCGCGTCGTCGTCGTCGGTCTCGATGTCCAGCAGGCGATTGCACGCCCGCACCATCGCGGACTTGTCTCCCCTGGTGGTTTTGCCCGCGCAGCCCGCGAAGGCTTTGATCGTGATGGGCGCGTAGAACACCACGGGCACGCCCAGGTCGGCGGCCAGCAGCTTGACGACCGCCAGCAGCTCCGCGTGCATCCTCAGCGTCTGCCGGCTCCGCTCGCCCACGCCCAGGCAGGAGTCCTCGCACGCCACCAGGTCCACGGGGAACCCGGCGGCCAGCTCCCGCAGACCGTCGCGGAAGCGCCGCAGGCGGTCCCCGGGGTGCCGGTCGGTGTTCTTGGCGATCACCCACCCGCCGAACAGGCGCCGGCCGTCGGCGCCCAGGTAGGCCCAGCCGGTGCGGGAGGCGGGGTCGATTCCGAGGATCCGCTTCGGTTCCATGCTCAGCCCTCCCCGCCCGCAAACGCCGCCAACTCCGAAGCGCTCGGCTCGCGCCCGCGGATCTCCACGAACTCCGCGCGGACGCGCTCCCGCAGCGGCCGTCGCGGTTTGCGCGGGCCGCCCGGCCTGAGCCACAACTCGCCCGGCTTCACCACGCGGCGCGTCCCGTCGTCCAACCGCACGCCCACCTGGCACGCGGTGAACCACTGCACCGTCGCGCGCCGGCCGCGCCAGTAGCGGGTCGAGCCGACCAAGAGGGGTTTTCCACCAGCCATCACGCAAGCCTCCTCAGAACGGAATCTCCTGCTGCGGGTCGGCGGCCATCGCCCCCTGGTACTTTTCCAGCAGGGCCGCCACGAACGCCCGGGCCGCCTCGATCTCGGCCTGGTCGGTCTGGTCGTGCAACCGCCACTCGCCGTCCTGGTCTTTCCTCCACAGCGGCAGGTCGCGCTCCGCGCTCAGCGCGCGGACCTTGGCCCGCCGGTAGAGCGCCCCGGCCTCGCACGTGCAGGCCACCGCGCACGAGTAGGCGGCGATCCGGCGATGCTTCGGACGGCCGAAGAGGTCCTCGCCGGCCGTGACGGTGTCGCCGATCCGGGCCCGCCCCGGGTCGGCCAGCTCCGCCGCCAGGTCGGACAGCGAACATGGGTGCCAGCACTCGACCACACCGTAGTCGCGGCACTGCAGGCAGGCATAGACCCATTCGCCGTCCACCAGCTTCGGGCCGCGGTCGGCGCGCCGTTGGGCCTTCGCGGTTTCATTGGCCACCTTCCGGGCGATGGCCAGGATCACCGCCGGGTACTTCGAGAAGGACCGCGGCTCGGGCTCGTCGCCGGCGTGCAGGCGCCGCACGGCCTCTTGGGCGTGGGGCAGCTCCGCGAAGCGTAGGACCTCGAACCAGCTTTCGAGCGTCTCGGCCTTGCGGGCCTCGGCGAAATTGTTGATCCACGATTCCAACTCAGGGAAGCGGGCGAACACGAATTCCTGAAAGGCGTCGAACTCCGATCGCTTCATTCGTACACCTCGCCTTTCTCTTTCGCCTTCTGGACCATGATGGCGTGGACGTCGAGGGTGGGGCGCGGGGGCTTGGCGGCAGACCGGCGGGGCTCGACGGCGCGCCCGCCGTTCTGCGCGCGCTCCATCCATCGGTTCAAGAAGGCGGGCATCCCGCGCGGCGTCTTGCGTTTCTTGTCGTTGGTGACGCACCACGCCCGGGCCTTCGCGCACTCCGCCGGCACGTCCACCCCGGGGTAGGCCGCGCGAAGCTCATCGAGGAGCACCGCTGGCATCGGCCACTGATGGCAGTCCTTGCCCACGGTGGGGAACAGCAGCACCGGCGGCTCGGAGCCTTTGTCCGCAAAGGGCTCCGAGCTGTCTTCTCCGGAGCGCAGCGCAGGAGAAGACTCCTGCTCCTGTTCCTGTTCCTGTTCCTGTTCCTGTTCCTGTTCCTCGCGGGCGCGCGTAGGGCAGGGGTCGTATACCCTATCCGATACCCTATCCGAAACGAAGCGGGCGACGCTCGGATAGTAAGCCAGGAACTCGTTGATTAGAAAGGACTTATGAAGCGTCTCAAGATGCTTGGCAACGCAACGCTCGTTTTTCTCCCCCCTCCCCTGGTAGCGCATCATGTTGCGCACCCAAACGACCGCCGTTTTCTTGTCTCTCCTGGCGAATCCAGCGTCGGATACCCTATCCCATAGGGTATCCAGGGCTCGCGGCTGCAAGCCCGTCTCGGCCGTGATTAGGGTATCGGGGAGGTAGTAGATTCCCCCTACATGGCCATGGGGGTTTGTCACCAGGTACAGGCAGAGGAGCCGCGCGTTGGAACAGAGGGCCTGCATCTCGGGGTCCGTCCAGAACGAGGTCTCGATGGTGCGGTACATCCGTCACTCCTCCACGGTCGAAAACCGAAGCTCCTCCACGTCGGCAAACGGCACCGCCAGGTAGTCGGACTCCCACCGCCCAGGCACATGCACGAGCAGGTAGCTACCGTCCGGCCGCCGGTACGGCCGCGGGTCGAAGCCCACGGCCTCGCCCGTGACGCGCGTTCCGCGCTGGGTGAAATGCACCTGCCGCCCCATCATGCCGATCGCCAGTTGCCGGTCGCTATACATCGTTCGGTCCTCCTGGTTTGAGGGCGTTCACGCCGCCTCCTGAAACGTCCGACAGAGCGCCTCCGCCACGGCCGGGCAAACAGAGTTCCCCACCTGCTTGATCTGTTCGGCCTTCGTGCCGAACAGCACGTACCCGGCGGGGAACCCTTGGGCGGCGGCCAGCTCGTCCACGGCCAGCATCCGAAAGCCGATGTCCACCACCTGAAGCTCCCGCATGGTCTGGACCAGCGAGGCCATGGCCAGCCCGTAGCGGTCGCGCGTGGTCAGCGTGTCGAGCGGCCCGTCTACCGGCTGCGGGCCGCCCGTGCTGTTGTACTTGGCCAGGAACGGCAGGCAGACCGCCTGGCCGCGGTGCGTGGTGACCGCGCCCAGCGGTTCCTGCGGATCGTGCAAACGGCTCCCCGTGTGCCGGTCGTCGCCGTGGTTCACGTCGAAGAGGTAGGGCACGACGAGGTGGCCGCTGTCCCGCCCGGCGACGATCGTGTGCAGGGGCTCGTCCGCGCCCCGCGGCGAGTTGCCCCGGTGGAATCCCTCCCGTGGGAGAATGAACGGCACGGCCAGCGAGCCGGCGCCCTGGCCGGTCACGGCCGGCAGGGGCGACTCGACGGCGTGCGTGCGCGGGTCCTGGCCCGGGCGCTCGCCGAAGTGAGGCACGAGGAAGGGCAGAACCAGGGCGTGGTTTTCACACGCCGCCACGATCGTCGGGACCGGCTGATCCATCCCGCGCGTCAGGCCGGGGTTGCGGCCCACCGCCTTCAGTTGGAACGGCACCGCCAGCGCGTGGTGCTCCGCCGCGGCCGTGATCGTGGCCAAGGGATCCCCGGCGGATCGGCCGTCCATGTTCCGCCTGAGCGTGACGACGAACGGCCCCACGAACTTCCGCAGGCCCGCCTCGATCCGCCGCAAGGTCTTCTCCGCCAGCGGCCTCTTGCGGCCGAAGATCGAGGGGCACGGCCTGGACCAGTCGATGATCGACCAAGCGGGCTTCCACGCCTCGCGGGCGTGCGTCGGCTCGGGCCAGGGGATGTCCCGCCGCGACCGGCCGCGCCGGGCCGTGACGAACAGCCGGGTCCGCGACGTGGCCGCGCCGAAGTCGGCCGCGTTGAGGAGCTGGTGATCCACCTGGTAGCCGAGGGCCTCGATCGCCCGGACCCACGCGCGGAATATCTCGCCCTTGCGCTTCGGGTCGGGCCGCCAGTGCGGCTTCCGCTCCGTCCCGCGGTTCACCAGCGGTCCCCAGTCGCGGAACTCGCGGACGTTTTCCACGCTGACCCACCGCGGCCTCTTCGCCTCGATCCAATCCAGGAGGGCCCACGGCTGCTGGCGCTTCTGGTCGTCGATAGGCTGGCCGCCGCGGGCGATCGAGTGATAGGTGCATTCAGGCGACGCCATCAGGAGATCGAACTCCGGCAGCGTGCGGTCGCAGCGCGGGTTCACGTCCTCGATGCGGGCGCAGATGTGCCGCACCGCGGGGTGGTTTTCCTCGTGGGAGCGGATCGCCACGCGCCAGTGGTTCACCGCCAGCACGACGTCCACGCCGGCCGCCACGGCCCCGGTGGTCGTGCCCCCGGCGCCGCAAAACAGATCGACCGCCCGCAACTGCCTACGCTTCATGAGATCGCTCCCTTTCAGCGGCCCGCATGGTTTGCCCGCGAATCGCGCAAATAGCACGAATGGCATCGACATACTTGGCTCACCGTGTCCTCCGCTGTTCCGCCAACCGCGAACAGCACGGCAACCCAGCCACCTCGTCGTCTCTGGCAGGCGGATGGTGGGCGAGCACTCCGAACCGATACCGGCGTTGCTTCTCTCGGAACCACGGTTGCTGCCGCGGGCGGATCACCAGCCTGACTTTGTCGCCGGAAACCACCATCAGACCAAAACCTCGATAGCGCAGGCCGTCGCTGCGCCGCGGTCTATTCGGCAGAGCCACGATTACCTCGTCCGCCCACCGAGCACGATCTACGGCTTGCTTCTCTACCGCCGTCGGTCGGCCGATCTTCAACTCAACTACAAGAATCCGGCCGTCTTTCAGCGCTACGATATCGCAGCCGAAAATTTCGACGTGGACCTGGTATCCGTGGCTGTCGAGCCACCGCTTTACAGGGGGGTATAGGTCGCATTCCTTCATTGGTGAACCAAGTATGCTAGTGCCGCACGAATCCAATTCGCTTCATTCGCCCGATTCGCGGGCCTTCTGTCCTGCCGTCTCACTCCCTTGCCAGGTCCCGGATCGTTCCAGTCCACGTGTCGTCTCGCAGGTCCCGATGTTCCATCGCCCACGCCCGGCAGTATCGCTGCACGTCCCTGTACCACTGGCGCGGGCTGCGGTCTCCCGCCGGCGTCCGTGCCCCCTGGCCGCTCATGTACTCGGCCAATTCGCCCGTGAGCCAGGCCAGAGGCATATAGAGCCAGGCGGGCGTCAGCGCGATGCAGAGCTTGTCGGCAACGCATAGCCGCGACGGCGTGGCCCCGTACTTCTTGCACTTGTAGCGGGAGTGGTAGAAGCACAGACAGAACCAACTCGTGCCCTGGGGGTCTTGCCCCCAGATTCGATTGCAGAGACCGCCGACGATCCTCGCGGTAGGGCCGGCAAGTACATGATCCGCGTCAAACAGCCGGCCGCAGATCTCGGCGCCAAGCCAAACGTGGTCCTCGCCCTCCGGGCCGTCCATGTTCGGCTTGCCAAGGTACCCGAGGTCGTGGACGAAGAACGCGACCCACAGCCGCGGGTCCCAGGGGAAGCCGTAGAGCTTCCACCAGGCCAGGGCGACGAACCACGGATGCACCAGGAACTGATGGGCGCCGAAGAGCACGCTCTTGGTTCCGACCTTCACGGGTCACCTCCTTGCCTTGGTCTGGGCCCGCCGCTCTTCCCGTTCCAGCCGCCGCGAGGGCGAGCCGTAGCCCACGTCGCCGTCGTCCTCCGGCTCGAATTCCATTTGGCAGTGGTGGCAGTAGAACGCCCGCAGCGTGCTTCCGCCCGGCGTGTCGGTGGGGCGATGGCACCGCGGGCATCGGGCCGCGCCGGCCAGTTGGATCGGCGGGCCGGTGACTTTGGCCGCCGGGCTGACGGGCGACGGGTTGCCCGGCGAGTTGTCCATCGCGTGGTGTTTCATGTTTCCTCCACAGGCAATCTGATGTCAGAACCCACCCGAACAGAGACCGTGTTGAATTTTCGCGCCACGGCGTCGCCGAGATTGATCCCCAGCCGCGCCGCGAGTAAGTCCGCGTAAATCACCGTGTCGGCCAATTCCTCCGCGATGGCGGCGAGGCACCCCGATTCCGTCTGGGGGTCCTTCTCTGTGTTGGTTCCGTCGTAGTGACGGCGCAGCTTCTTGACTGCGTTGCACGCTTCTCCGGCCTCGCCCGCGAAGGCCACGGCCCAGTCCGCGGGGGACCAGGAGTTCACGGGATGAAACGCCTGGACGCAGCGGCGAATGTTCGCGTCGCGTAGATCGTCGAAATTCAGCGCGGGCATCCTCAATCCTCCAGGTCGTCGTCCTCGTCGAACCCCAATCGCGGCTGGTGGTCGATGTGGAAGAGAGTCACCGGCCGCGCACGGAAGCGGGCCGCGGCCTCGCGCGCCGCCGCTTCGGTGCAGAGCGTCACGCCGAAAATGGAGCCCGAGCCGAACAGCTTGGTGAAGCCGGGCGCGCCATCCACCTCCGGCACATCCACGCGCAACAGGGGCACGCCCAGGCTCGCGTCCTGGGAGACGCGGCCAGCGAACCGGCTGTGGCCCATGATCTCCACGATGCCCCACGTGTCGGAACTCTCAGCAGTGTGGTTCACGGTTGGCCTCCAATCCAAAGATCCTCGCCGCGAAGGCCCGGAGGCGTTCCAGGTCCCCGTCGTCGAGATAGTCCGCCGCCTCGCGCAAGAGTCCTGCCGCCTCGTCCGGCGAGTCCGCCTCGCGGATCGAGCGGCGGTAGCCCGCCAGGTCGGGCGCGTCAACGGCGACGACGGGCAATCCCTGCGCGGCCCGCTGGGCGGTCCTCAGCAGAACGTCCTTTTCGCGGGCCAACATGACCGCCAGGCGCAGCAGCGTGTCGTGGGAGCGGCCCTCCTGCCGAATGAGTATCAAGGCCGCGGCCACGGTCGGGTCCCGCCGGCTGATCGCGTACAGTTCGTCCCAGGGTCTCATAGGGTCAATCCTCCAGGGTTCACCACAGAAATCGCCACAGCCGCCTCAGCAGCCCCACCGGCCGCTGGACGGGCTCCCACGGCGGCGTCTCGACCACCTCGGGCCGAACCGCCGGCGCGGGCCGTGGCCTTGCCCCCGCCGCCCGCAACGCCTCCTTCAGCGTTCCCAGCGTCGAGTGGTCCGTGCGGTCCACGTAAATCCGCAGCCGGCCGGAGACAGGCCAGCAGTTGACCAGCCGTTCGCCCCCGCGAATCTGCCAGTGCATGGGCGTGCATTGGCGGGCCTCCAAACCGGCCTCGCGCACGGCAGCAGCGAAGTCCTCGAAGTCCACCCGCTCATGGATCGCCGGTCGTCTCTTGCGTCGTCTCGCCATGTCAGCCCTCCAGCGGTCTTCCGAATCCTCCGACCAGCAGCGCATCGCGCAGCCGGTGCGCAGCCTTCTCCAGAACTTCCGGCTCCGGCGGCACAAAGTCAGGACCGAACACCGCGGCCAGTTCCAGCGTTGAACCACTCAACTGCCAACACACGTCGTAGAAATTGAGTGCGGCGCGGGCGATGGTCTCCAGCACGGCCATGCGGGCGTGCTGCTCGTTCAGCCGCTCGATTGCCTTCCGCCCGTCACGGGACCATTTACGGTCCTCGGGCTCGGTCAGGAGACACTCGAAACCGTCAGGCCCCACGAGCATGTCGTAGGCGTCGTCCCAATCAATCTGGGCACCTTCGGCATACGGATCGACTCGATGGTACGGTTGCATGGTCATCCTCCTCGCGTCCAAAAACCGCGGCGCCCGGAATCGAACCAGGCCCGGCTCGCCTCTCCGCTGAGGCGAACCCCGGGGCGCCACCATGCGCCGCCGCGGCGTCACCCCACTAGAGTGGATGGAATCGTGCCAGTTCGTCCCTGGCTTGGGCTTCCTCTTTCTGCCGCTGCTTCTCCTCGGCGATTCCCCGCAGCCTGGCGGCCTCCAGCATCACGTCGTTGGTCCAGGGGCCGCGCCGCAGGGCGTGGATCACCGAGCCGAACTCGCTGGCCTCGTACAGGATCACTCGCGGCGCACCCGCGGTGCAAACGCTGGCCGAGTTGGTCCCCGCGCCCGACGTGCAATCGAACCGCAGGCCGTTCCACTCGGCCGTGTAGTTGGCGGTGCCGTCGTACCTGGCGCCCTCGGCCAGCCTGGCGATCGCCCGCACGTCCTCGTCGAACTCCGTGGTTCTGCACCACTCCTCGGCCGCGGCTCGGGCGGCGGACAATTCCTCGAATACCGTCATGTTTGGCGCCTCTCTTGAAAGAGTCTCACGCTACGCGAAATTCTTCTGCCCGCTCCGCTCGCCGCGTCCGCGGCGGATCGTCTCCCGCTTCTCGCCGCAGGCGGCCCGGACCCGCGCCCGGGCGGCCTCGTCGCCCGCGAACCGCGTGTCCTTGTCCAGTCCCTTCTCCAACGTGTTCACGGCCGCCAGCGACTCGGCCTGGGGCAATAGCTCCAGGTACTCCGCCTCGGCCATCGACGATTCCGATGGCGGCGGGGGCGCGGCGGCAGGCCCCGGCTGGCCCGGCTGTTGGTCTTGGCCCTGCGCGGGGACCGCGGCATCGCCACCGGCCTCGGGGGCGGGTCCGGCGCTGTCAGCGGCGTCATGGGCGGCTTGTGCCGGCCCCGCTTCTGCTTGCGGCTTTCCATGTTGCGGCTCCGCGGTGAGGAGTTTGTCGGCGAGCTGGTCCAGCGAGTTTTCGCCGAGCCCCAGCTTGACACCGGCCTGCTGGACGCGCTCGATGTCGTCGTCGGTCAGCACGCCCAGCATGATCTCCGGGCAGTGGCGGCGCGCCCACTTGGTCACGCCGCTGTAGCAGAGTTTCTGGTCGGGGTCCTTCGTCCACATCTGGTTGGCAGTCTTGGCCTGCGCGACCGAAAGCCGCACCGTGCGGTCCTCCGTCTCGCCGCGGAAACGGCCGACGACCGTGACCGTGCGGGCGTCGCCGGCCCCATCGAACGTGTACCGCAGGCGCGACTCCAACCCGGCGCGCGCGTTGACCACCGCCGCCACCAGCTTCCCCTGGTAGCCGAGCTTGTTGCCGACGACATAGGTCTCATCGACCAGCGCGAAGGGGTCCATGTTCCACCGCAGCGCCTGGTTGACGATGCGGAAGCAATTGCCGGCGATGTTGGCCGGTGCCAGGGGCCGCTTGTCGCGCCCTAGCGCCAGGTGGTCCGGCAGGAGCGACCCGGCCGCCATCGCCTGCGCGATGCGCCAGCAGTGGTCGAACTTGGCTGTGTCCATCATGTAGCCGATCGCCGATTCGTCGTGGACCGTCAGCCGGTGCGGCGCGGCTTGGGGTTTTTGCTCGGTCAGTGCCGTGCTCATTTCGATAGCCTCCGTAGGATTCGAGGGTTCGATGCTTCCACTTGGTGCGCCTTGCGCGGCTCGACGCACCACTTCCACCGGCCGCCGCCGGGCAGGTGCCCGTAGCTGGCATCGCCCATCGCGGCCTTGATCTGGTTTTCCGCGGCCCGCTGTCTCTCCTCCAGGGCCTTGATCTCCGCCTTGCACTCGGCGATCTCCGCGTCCCATTCGGCCGCGGCCGCGGGCAACAGGACCTCCGCGCCCGAGTCCGCGGGGTGCAGGCGGTGCAGGGCCTCGCGCGTGGCGGCCGTGCCGTCCACGGGCGGCGGGTCGCGCCTTTGGACGCGGCCCCAGAACTCCGCCTCGGCGTGGACGAGGGCCTCAATGAAACGCTGGTTGGCCAGTTGGTCGAACCACACCAGCTTCTGGCCGCCAATCAGGCAGCAGAGCGTGCCCCACTGGGCGCCCAGCACGGCCAACTGGTGCTGCAGCTGCACCTGGTACGCCAGCGGCGGCCCGTCGCGCCACTCGCCCGCCATGAATTGGCCGGCCGTCTTGATCTCCAGCGCGCCCGGGCCAAGCTGTCCGTCCCGTTGCTCCGCGTCGGGCGTGCAGATCATCCACGGCACCGCGTCGCTGCGGGCCAGCGTGTAGGCCGGCCAGGGCGTGACCTCGCGGCCGGTGCGTTCCGCGTAAGCCTCGGCGACCACAGGCTGGAGGCGCCGGCCCCACTCGATCCACTCGCGGTCCGAGAGGTCCTCGGCCTCCAGCAGGCGGCACTTGCGGGCCCAGAGCTCGTACCGCGAGCCGCGCAGGCCCAGCACGTCGGGCGCGTCCGTGGCGGTCACGCCGTCCAGGCGGCCGGCAAGCCAGGATTCCTCGGTCGTGACAAAGGCGGCCTCAGCGTGTGGGGTGCTCATCGGCCGGCCTCCGTGCGAACCGTTCCATCCTCGATCACCACCGCGCACGGGTCGCCTTCCCCGACCCGCTCCACCCACACCTGGGCGTCGTGCTCCGCCGCGATCTCGGCCAGCTTGGCCAGGGAGTCGGCGTCCAACAGCGACCCGTCGCGCACCAGCAACACGCGCAGCTCGGGATGCGCCGCCAGCCCCATCGCCACGGACACGCGGAGCTGCTCGGCGCTGCTGGCCTGGCCCAGCGGCAACCCGTTGAGGGTCACGCCGCCTGAGTCGAAACCCAGGCCGGGGACCGGCCACTGGGCGGCGGCCAAAAGCGCGGCCTTGTCGCTGGCGACGTCGGCCAGCCGCTCGGTCAGGACGTTGGCCCGGGCGCAAAGCGCGGCGTGCTCGTCCGCGAGATGTTTCCGGGCGGCGGCGGCGCGGACTTGGGCGTTGAGCCTCTCGGAATCGGCGATCCACCGCTCGATCTCGCCGCAGTCCGCGTCGGCCAGTTGCCGGACCTTCTGCGATTGGGCGGCGTGGCTCAGTCGCATCGCCTCGGCCAGCTCCCGCTTGCCCTCCAGCCTGACCTGCAGCTCGGCGATCCGGTGCTCCAGCTCGACGATCTCCTGGTCGGTCTCGTCGATGGCCGACGCCATGGACTTCAGCTCGTCCCGCTGCGCGTCGTTGGCCCGGTTGGCGGCCTGCCGGCGCTTCAGCTCGTCGAGAAGCTCCGCCACGGCGATCTCGGCCGCCGGCGCGCCGTCAACGGCCGGCGACGCGTCCAGGCGGGCCTTGACGGCCTTGGCCTGGCGATGGACCTCGGTCCGCTCGCTGAACAGCTCCGCGGCCTGCGCGTCGAGCTCGGAGAAATCCAGCCCGACCAGGGCCCTCAGGACCTCGACTTGCTTGCGCGGCTCCATGCGGATGAACTCCAGCGGATCGAAGGCGATCGACCCGCAGAGCTTGTCCAGGAGCGTCTGCGGAGACGCGGCCCTGAGCCCGTCGCCCGCCGTGATGGTCAGTTGGCCGCCGCCCGATTCGGTGATGGTCCGGCGCACGGTCAGGGGCGGATGCCCGTCCAGCGCGACCGTGATGGTCGCCTTGTCTTCCCCGCTCCGCACGGGCTTCTCGGGCAGCGACCTCTTTCCGGCCAGCGCGTACTCGATCGAGTCGAGCACCGAGGTCTTGCCCTGTCCGTTGCGGCCGGCCACGATCACCAGGCCGTTGTCGCCCGGCTTGATCTCGACGGCCCGCAGCCGCTTCACGTTCTCGGCGTTGAGTTGGATGATCTTCATGCTTAGGCCACCTCCGCGTCAATGAGGACCAGGTCGTCCGCCACGGCAGCCGCCGCGGGAATCGACGCGGGAGGCGCGGCCGCATTGCGGGCCGCGATCCGCTGGAGGTCCACCACGGCCCGCCCCAGCACGTCGGCCAGCCAGGCCGGCAGGAAACGGAGCACGCCCTCGAAGTCGCGCCCGGTGGTGAGTTGGTGCGCCGGCACGGTCACGACGATGAACGGGCCCCACGGCTCGTCCGCCACGCTCACGTCGAGTCCGCCCGCGACTTTCAGCGTGGCCTTGCGGACGGGCGCGGTGACCTTGACGGGCTCGTCCGTCACCCGCCACGCGGGCAGCGGGTAGGTTTCCCGCAGGGCCTCTTCCACCGCCTCCGGCGCCGGCTGTCCGCCGGTGGGCTGGACGCTGGTTTTCTCTTGTCCAACGAGTTCGCACATGGTCAAACTCCTCGCTTGAAAAAAGTGAACGCAGAACGTCAGTCGTCCTCTTCCTCCGCCAGCGCCCACTGGCCGCTCTCCACCGAAAGCGCGTAGTCGCCGGAGATCTTGGCCGCGGCGAGCGCGTTCTGGACCACGCCCGTTATGAGGTTCGTGCCGCGGGAAATCTGCGGGACCGTGGACGGCCCCTCGGCTCGCAGAAAGTCCACGATCCGCTCGACGTGCCCGTCGCGCGCTGTCCGGTTCTCACCGTTGCCAGCGGCGGTGTCAGCACCGGAGGCCTGCTTTCGTTTGGTGTGCCGGACAAACTCGCCGTCGCGGTAGGCGCGGACCTTATCGAGGACGCGCAGGGCCTTCAGCTCGTCCTTGACGCGGTTGAACTCGACGGTCTTGGCCTCGATGGCCGCGGCAAGACTGGCCTTGTTCAGGGACGCCAACAGGGCCTGCGCGTCCGTTGCGGAAATCGCCTGCGCGGCAACGGCAGCCGGCGCAGTCACGGCTTGTCGAATCTTCCTACCCATCGGTCACTCCTTATGAAAAACGGGTCCTCGGTCGGGCCGCCTCGCGGACGCGCCTGGACAGCACGGCCGCGTCGTACCAGGTGAAGCTCAGCTCCGGGTTGGACGCGAACCGCCCCAGCGTCCGCAGCACCTCGGCGCGGCAGGCGTCGGTCCAGAGGAACACGTACCGCTCGTTGCCCTTGACCAGGGCCGCGACGTTGGCGTCGTCCATACGGTCCTCCCGTGCGTGAAACATGCCGGCGGCTCATCCTCCCTGACTCCTCGCCGGCAGCCTCCCTGCGCCACGCGCGGCCTCGTGCCGCCGTTAAAGCGCCGCCGTGTCCCGCGGCTGCGCGGTTTCACACGTGGTTGCCAGCCAGCGCCTTGCGCACCCGTCGCCTGAAATCACTCTCCCGCTTGGGCGGAAATGCGATCCCGCGGCGCTCCAGTTCCTCCCACGTGGTTTCGCCACGGCGGACCATCCTGGAAAGCACGAGGTACTCCGCCTTGGTCAAGCCGCGGATGCGGCCCTCGCCGCGCTGGGGTTTTTCTTTGGGTTTCGTCCGTGCCTTGGTCTTTGCCATGATTGCCTTCCCTAGACGCTAGATTCCGTGTTCCGCCGCCAATCGCTCCCTGGCGGCTCGGTGTGAAGCTTCCCGCCGCCGGACCACGCGCCGGCCGGGGTCGCGCTCGCGCTCGATGAACCGCTGCTCACGCGCGGAGGAGAGCCGCGCGAAGAACCGCTGGAGGGCTTCCCTGCTCGTCACCAGGACGCCGCCCAGGGGCACCGTCTCCAGGACCACGCCCCGCTTTCCCTTGGAGGCCCAGTTGTAAATGGTCCGTGGGTGGAGCGGTTTCCTGGCGTCCATACCCGGAACCGCGTTGATGGCCGGCACGAGCTGCGGCGCGGCCGCGAGCGTCACCGGCTGTTCGCGTTCCAGGTCGATCACTTTTTGACCTCCCTTGGTTCGGGTTGACCCGCGTTGGGTCAAGTTGTCGCTGTTGCTCAGGAGTGCTCTATGCGACTCGCAACGTGCGCCATTCTTACAGAGCCCTACAGAACTGTCAAGGCTTCTTGTGGCCTCTTCTGAAAGTTCAATCCGAAGTCATTCAGCCGCCTAGACTTGCGGCTTGACAAAATCCGTACAGAAGTGAGAATTGGCGTAATGAAACGTGCAGCGCCGAAACAGACGCCGAAGAACGCGGCGAAGAATCCGCGGTGGCGCGGCGAGGCCCGAGCCTTTGACGCCAAAGGACTTAGGGCGTCCGTGGAGCTGCTTCGGGAACTGCTCGCGGAGGTGGACGCGATTTCCGTCCGCATGGATGAACGGAAGATCGACGCCCTGACGCTGCCGGCCGGGTTCGGCGCGGGAAGCTACGAGGCCGCCAAGGACCGCCTGAAGTCATGGATCAAGGGCCTGCACGAGGCCCTGTACGAGCGGATCGAGAACCCGGACACCCCGGTAGGTGGGGACGACGCCTAGAACGCCGCCAGAGGGCCTGGTTCCCAGGACGGCCCGGGAGCCATCCCGCCCCACCAGAACGCACAGGCGGGCCTCTGGCGCAACGGAGGATGGCCTCCAGGATGCCTGGTGACGGTCGGTGACGGTTCGGTCGGCCAAGCCACGAGAAATAACGACTTACGTACTCAAACCGTTACCGAGTCATTCAAGACTTTCAAGCGATGCTGGAGACGCAAAGCCTTAAATCACAGTAGCTTACAAACTACGGGCGATTAGCTCAGTTGGTTAGAGCGCCAGCTCGACAAGGTAGTTCGCTGTTTGGCGTAAGCGATTGCGGATCAAAGCTTTGCGGCAATTTTCTGGTGACGGTTTCCGGCCTTTCTGGTGACGGATGCCCCCAATGAAGGTGCCCAAGTACCGCATTCGCCGCGACCGCGATCAAGCCTATGTCGAGATGGACGGCCGCCGGATTCCGCTCCCCGGCCGGGCCCGCTCTCCCGAGTCCCGGGACGCCTACCGCCGGGCCCTCGGCGACTACCTGCGGCGGCACGCCAGCGGAGACAAGCCCAAGCCCCTGCGCCTGTCCTGGGAGCTTTCCGTGGCCGAGTTGGTCGCGGCCTGGCTGGACCATTGCCGGCTGTACTACGGCGGCGCCAACACGCGATCCAACGAGTACGACAACTGCCGGTACGCCGTGCGGCCCCTGGTCGCCCTCTTCGGCGACGTGGCGGTGGTCGATTTCCGGGCCGAGGAGCTGCGGGCCGTGCGCGAGGCGATGATCACCGGCCAGTGGCAGATCGACACCGCCAAGCAGCCGGTCCGGGCGTGGTCGCGGAAGCACGCCAACGCCCAAGTGAACAAGATCAAGCGGCTCTTCCGTTGGGGCCTCGAAAGGGGCCTGGTGCCGAGCGAGAACGCCGTCATGCTGGCCGCGGTGCCTCCACTCAAGAAGGGCCGGACGCGGGCCCGGGAGCCGATGCCAGTTGCCCCAGTGCCCGACGCCACGATCGACGCCACGCTGCCCCACCTGCCCGCCGTGGTCCAGGCGATGGTGAAAGTCCACCGGATAACGGGGATGCGGTCGGACAACCTCTGCGCCATGCGGCCGTGCGACATCGACCCGCTGTTGCGCTGCGGCGTATGCCCCTGGCTTCCGACCCTTGTTGACATAGCCCCGCCGTGTGCGGTACAGGGGAAGAAGCCACGGCCCCGCCCTCTTTCTGGAGGAATCCGCGAAGTACCTGCACCCCGAGCGCGAGCGGCTGGGGACCTTTGTGCTCATTGTCTGCGCCGTGGGCGTGGTGGTGCTCGCGGTCGCCCGGCTGACGTGCCGGGTCCTGGGGATCCGCGTGCCTGATTGGCTCGTGACGCCCGCGGAGCGAAGAGATCGGGAGGAGAGGTAATCTCACGATGGCCAAGACGCCCGAGAACACGCTGTACTACGGGGACAACCTGGACGTGCTCCGCCGCTACGTCGGAGACGAGACGGTGGACCTGGTCTATCTCGACCCGCCGTTCAAGTCCGACCAGAACTACAACGTGCTCTTCCAGGAGCAGGACGGGAGCCGGTCGGCGGCACAGATCCAGGCGTTCGAGGACACCTGGCAATGGGACCAGGCGGCGGCGGCGGCCTACCAGGAAGTCGTCGAGTCGGGCGGCCAGGTCTCGCGGGCCATGCAGGCTTTCCGCACCGTGCTGGGCGAGAGCGACATGCTAGCCTATCTCTCGATGATGGCCCCACGGCTGGTCGAACTGCGGCGCGTGCTGAAGCCCACGGGCAGCATCTACCTCCACTGCGACCCGACGGCCAGCCACTACTTGAAGATGCTGATGGATGCGGTGTTCGGACCTCAGCACTTCTTGAATGAGATCGTATGGAAACGAAGCCACGCGCACAACAGCGCCAACAGGTATGGCCCGAACCACGACGTGCTTCTTTTCTACAGCAAGACGGATGCGCCGCAGTGGTTCGGCGTTTTCCAAGCCTATGAGCCTGCGTACATCGAGAAACACTACCGTCACGTGGACGCAGGCGGGCGCAGGTATAAGCACGAGAACCCAACCGGCGCCGGGACGCGGGAAGGAGTCACTGGCAAGCCGTGGCGAGGGATAGACCCCACGGCGAAGGGCAGACACTGGGCAAAGACGCCCGAGGATATGGAGAAGCTCGACGCGGCGGGGCTAATCCACTGGCCGCAGAAGGAGGGCGCTTGGCCTTACATCAAGATGTACCTCGATGAACAAAGGGGCATTCCCGCGCAAGAGGTCTGGGCGGACATCGACCCGATCAACATGATGGCAGCGGAGCGTCTCGGCTACCCGACACAGAAGCCCGAGGCCCTCCTGGAGCGGATCATCCAGGCCAGCAGCAACGAGGGCGACGTGGTGCTCGATCCGTTTTGCGGTTGCGGAACCGCGATCGCCGCGGCCCAGAAATTGAAGCGCCGGTGGATCGGAATCGACGTGACCTCGCTCGCCATCACGCTCATCAAGCACCGCCTGGTGTCCGCCTACGGCGCGGAGATCGCCGGGACTTTCCAGGTAGTCGGGGAGCCGGTCAGCGTTTCCGACGCGGCGACGTTGGCGGAGCAGGACGCCTACCAATTCCAGTGGTGGGCCTTGGGCCTGGTCGGAGCCCGCCCGGTCGAGCAAAAGAAGGGGGCCGACAAGGGAATCGACGGCCGCATTTACTTTCACGACGATCCGGCCCACAGCGCCAAGACCAAGCAGATCGTCCTGTCGGTCAAGGCGGGACACGTCACGGTGGCGCAGGTGCGGGACTTGCGGGGCGTGATGGACCGGGAGAAAGCGGCCATCGGCGTGCTGATCTCGATGCAAGATCCGACCAGGCCCATGATCGCCGAGGCGGCCGGTGCCGGCTTCTACAAGTCGCCGTGGAACAACCAGGACTACCCGCGCCTCCAGCTCCTGACCATCGGCGAGCTGCTGGCCGGCAAGCGGATCGTCGCCCCCACGGTCCAGGACGCACGGGTCCAGACCATCAAGAGGGCGCCGAAGGTCAAGAGAAAAGGGGCGGAAGCGAAGGAACTGTTTGAGTGAGGCTTGCAGCCGGCCAACGGGCCGCGCAGACTGGCAGATAGGAGGCCCCGCCATGCACGCTCTACTTCTTGCGGCCGTCATGCTCATTGGTGGCGACCCGTCCCCAGCGGCGAACCCGGCTGTGAGCCGCCGCCTGGCCGGCGCGATCGACCTGTACCTCAAGGAGGCCGAAGCCGCGGAGCGGGCCAAGGCCGCGGCCGGCGAGAAGCTCATCGCCACCTACGAGGCGACGATCAAGCGGGCCATGCGGGCCGGGGACCTCAAAACGGTCGAGGGCCTCCAAGCCGAGTTGAAGGAGGTCAAGGCGGAACTGGAGAAGACCGGGGTTATTGTCAAGGAGACCGATGGTCCGGCTGCGTTCAGGGCGCAACTCGTCGCGCATCCCTGGCACCTGTACTGGGACAACAAACGCGGCGCCACCGACATGCCCGTGGTCCTGAAGTCGGACGGCTCGCTAACCTACGCAAACGTGGCCAAGACCAAAGAGTGGCCCAAGGTTTGGTCCGTTGAGCAACGTCCTGTTCTGCTGATCGCCGGCAACGTTCTGCTGCTTCTGCCGAATGGGGAATTGCGCGGGTTCTTTCTCGGGACCGGGCAGCCGGTCGGCGCGATCCCAGCCCGCTAGGCCCGGGGCGAACTGGCGTGGATCACTACGCGGCGGTTTTCGGCGATGAGCTTGGACGCCACAGAACCGAATCGCTTCTGTAGCAACTCCATGAACAGGGTGACATTCGGTCCCCACAGCGTCGTCCTGTCGCCGTCCACTTCCCCGTTGGGGTAGAATCGCATGGCGGGATACCGTTCACCCGCCCAGCGGTCGATGTGACTCTCGACTACGAGCCTTTCGCCGACAGCGGCGATCGCGTTGCGCAAGCCCCGCCATGGATCCGAGAGGTGGTAGAAGACACGCATGAACAGGACCACATCGAAGGTCCCCAGCTCGGCGGGCACGCCCTCTTGAATGTCGGCGATGACCAACTCCACGCCCAACCCAAATGCAGTGCGTGCCAGGCGGAAGTTATCGAGGCCGTCAGGATGCTGCGCGTAATTGTCCAAGGCCACGACACGCCTCGCCCCAGATCGCTCGGCGTAGAACGAGTAGAAGCCGTCGTTGCATCCGATGTCCAGAACGCTCTTCCCTGCGAACAGGTCCGGGGTGATGCCGAACACCGGAAGGAGGGCCTCGCAGTCGGCGCGTCCTGGGGTGATAGTACCATCAGGCAGTCGCATCTTGTGGAACCACATGGTTCGCTCCCAATTTGTAGTACCGCTCGTTATCGGCCTCTTGTTCTGCCCCCGTCTTGCGATGCTCAATGGCCACCTCGTCCGCGAGTGTGACGACTTTAGCATCGGGGACGGGTTCCACTTCGTTGTGAAGCTGAACACCGGGGATACCCTTGGAACGGCGGCACAGACGGGCATGGAGCGAATCGTCGATCGCCACGCCGTCGATGATCGTGACTTCACGGAGCATGTAGAAGTCTGCCGCCGAGTCCGCCACCCACGCGCGGATGTTGGCCTTGGCGTAGTCCGACAGCCTCTCGTCGGCGTCCAGCCGCAGAACCCACTCCCCGGTGCATCGTTCCCACAACTCCGGGGTGCTCGGCGAACAGTGTCCGTGGCAGGGATGCTCGATCACAGTGTCGGCCAGCTCGCGGGCAATGGCTAAAGTGCGGTCGCGCGACTCCTGGACCACGAGGATCACCTCGTCCACGTAAGGCCGCGTGTCGGCAAGCATCGCCGGCAGCCGGGCCTCCTCATCGCAGACCACCATCGCGAGGCTGATGGGATTGGGGGATCGGGCCCGCCACTGCCGCCACTCGTCGAGCCACACGCAACACTCCGCGTGCCAGGCGTCCCCTGCCAGCCGCACGGGTTCCCCCGCGACCGGCCACTTGGCCAGCGGCGCGGTGCGGTGCATGAAGAGCAGCGATCCATCGGGGGCGTGCTGCATCGTGGCGGTGGCGTTGGTGCGGATCGCGGGCGGGCACTCGGTGACCGGGGTTCCGCAGACCAAGGCCGCGGCGAAGTGGACGTCCTTGTCTCCCCAGGAGTGCTGGAAGAAGTAGTGCGGGTGGCGACAGAACCATTCCGCCAAAACCGCAACCTCCCACATCCGTCGTTTGTCCAGGATAAACTGCCCCGTCTCGGTCCCGTTAGTCTCGAACTGCTGGAGGCCAAAGCCGGCCAGGTTGGGTGTGTTTCCGCGATCTGGCCAAAAGAGATTGCCGGCCCGTGTATATTCGGGGCAGTCGAAAAGAAACGTCGGGTCGCGCTGGGGGCAATTGTCGGCGTCGAGAAAGAGCACTTCCGCGAAGGCGGACCGCAGAGCGGCGAGTGGCTTCAGACTGTACCCGCGAATCTGCGCCTCCGAATAGGTCTTCCCGCCGCGGTACTTGGTCGGAGGCGCGAAGGGGTGTCCGTCGAAACCGAAGGGCCGTGCGTCAACGCATCGGACGCCGAGCGACTCAACGAGCTTCTCCCAAGCTGGGTCAGATTCGCTCTGTCCGTCGTACCAGCACTCGATGGGCAGTTCGCAGCCCAGGTGCCTGAGCAGGCGGAATAGCACGTAGGCATTGGCCTGGTAGAGCGGCCCGCCTGCACAGGTCACGATGCCGCGCCCGGTGAAATGGTCCGTGGGGTAAGGGCCGATCGACTGACGGAACGCGGCGATCTTTTCGGCGGCACGAGGATCCACGCCTGGCCCAATGGGCGGCGGTGCGACGGGCGGGGGTTGGCACGGCACTCGTGACAGCACCTTACCGCCCTTTTCCCAGTGGCATTTGTCAGGAAACAATTCGTCCAACAGTGCCCGCAGGTCCGGCGTGAAACCGTCGTCGGTGTGACACAGGAACCATCGGCCGGCCACGCGGCGGCGAATCTCCGCGACGGGGAGCTTGGCCGAGATCGTCGCCTTACGCTCGCCGATGGGCCGCGCCCGGGCGCCAGTCCAATTCAGGTAAAGCGTGCCGACACAGAGCCCCGGCGCCATGCGCCATTCGGTCTCGCGGCAGACCCGGAGCAGCTCGTCGCGGAGCATCGGCAGCGGGGCGTGGGTGTCGCCGTGCAGCGTCCCCCTGCCGCGCGCGGCAAGCCAGTCGCGGGTATGCCGCATCCGCTGCCACCAGCCGCCTTCCCACCGCGTCAGGTGGGCCAGGTCGCCAAAGTGAAACGGCCCAAGCTGTCTCCAGCCGACCGGCCGCAAGAGAACCTGGTCGTCGCTAAAGAACGCGAACCGATCAGCAAGCCGCGGCCCATCCGGCGCTGCGAGGCAGGCGGCGGCCAGCTTGTGCAGGATCGCCACGTCGGCAATCGGGCACACGTCCGGGACCGCCAGGTGAATGAGCGTCTCGCCGTCCACGGGGAGCCAGGCCGGGCGCTCGCCCACGATCCACACGCGGCCGAGGCCGTCCAGGTGTTTTGCGATCGACCGAAGGCAATAGCGCAGCTCCGCATCGCCGTGCCGGCTTCCGCGCCCCAGGGGGATGACGACGTCGATGTACGGTTTCTGTCGCATGGCGATTTCCAATCCCCAATCCCCAATCCCTTCTCAGATCGCCTTCTCACCTGGTCTGGTCGGCCAGCACGCTCACGAGCCCGAGGACCAGGGTGACGATCGAGCCGCCGGCGAGCGTGGCCTGCACGTCGAATTCATAGCGGGCCGTGCCCGCGCTGAGCAGCGACGTGGCTGCCGTGGGCAGCTCCACGCGGACGGTCTGCGATCCCGCGCCGGCCACGGTGACGTCGCCGGCCGCCGACAGGGCGACCTCGCCCGTCGTCTTGCTCCGCGCCGTCAGCGCGACGGCCGCGCCGGTCAGGTCCGGCCAGTCGTCGGAGGACCATTCCAGCGCGCGCCCGTCCGCTGCCAGGTAGTCGTCGCCGCGCACGAGCACCAGCAGCCGGCCGCCCGTGGCGACGGGGCTGGAGACCGTCACGCCGGCCACGCCCAAGAGATCGGTCTTGGCCTTGACGGCAGGGACGTTGCCCAGGGCCGCGCCGGCCGTGCCCGCGGCGTAGGAGCCCGGCACGAGGTTTTCCAGCGGGTCGCCCGACGCGCCGGCCGCGTTGAGCTTGGCCCCGACCGTGCCGGCCCCGAGGTGCCCGGCAATGAGCTCGTCCAGCACGCCGTCCACGACCTCCTGGACCGTGGGCGCGGACGCCGCGGCCAGCGCGGCCCCGGCCGTGCCTGCGCCCGCGTGGCCGGCCAGCGGCTCGTCCCACATGGCGTCGGCGTTCTCCGCGGCGGTGGGCAGGGCGGCCAGTTGCGCGTCGAGATCGTCAGCGGCCATGCCGATGGCCGCGCGCACCCCGGCGGCGTCGAGATCGTTCAGGGCCGCAATGGCCGCCGCGATGGACGATTGGTTGGCCGCGGTGGCGTCGCCCAGCGATCCGGCCGGCAGCTTGCCGTGGATCGTGGCCACCTGCGTCCCGACCTGGCCGGCGACGATGGCCGCATTGCAGGCCGCCGCGATGGCCGCCAGCGTGGCGGTGGCGTCTCCCTCGTTGATCAGAAACGCCTCGACTTTGGCCGCGATCGCTGCCAAGAGGGCCGTGGCGTCGCCCTCGTCCAGGACCATCGCCTCGACCTTCGCGCCGATGGCCGTCAAGGCCGTGGCGTTGGGCGCGTTCACCAGGTCCATCTGGTTGCCGGCCTGCGCCGCCGTCTTGGCCGGGTCGTAGGCCGCGTCCAGGGTCGCGCCCGTCACGGTAGGTTGGACCGTGTACGCCTTCACGTCGGCCGGCAGGTTGCCCGTCACGTCGGCGGCGGCGAGAGTCGCCGGCGACTTGGCCACGGCCGCGCCGGAGGCGTGGATCGAAGCCGGGAACGTGGTCCCGCCCGCATCGACCGTGACGGACTTCGTTTTGATCGTCTCGACGTCCACCTTCTGCGTGTCCGGGCACACCGCGTAGCCCGCCGAGGCCGAGGCCGTGGGGACCACCGTCACGCTCGCCGAGGTGCAGTTCGCCTTGTAGATGGCGACCAAAAACCACTCGCCGTTGGTCTCGCCCTGCGTGGGCGCGTAGTACCAGCAGCCGCTCGTGGCGTCGCAGGTGAGCGTGCCGGCCGCCGCGCCCCACGAGCCGCCGGCGGTCAGCACGCGGGCCGACGCGCCGGAGGTCTGGATCGCGCCATCGCTGATCTGGTAGATCGAGCCGATGGCGACGGTGGGCGGGGTCGCGGCGTTCTTGGGGTACATCAGGCGACACCTCCTCCGTAAATGCGCGAGCGGTTGCCAAGAATCCAGGGCTTGACGGCGGCCGTCTCGGTGTACGTGGCGTAGAGCGTGAGTTTGTAGTTGCTGTTCTGGCCCGCGCCGGCGGGGAACGGATCGGAGAGGTTGCCTGCGCTGTAGGCTTTCCCTTTGTACTTCCATGTCAGCGCGGCCGAGTCGTACCGCATGTTGAAGGGCGACGTTCCGCCAGCAAACGCGACCCAGTACGGGGTCGAGGCGGCGATGCTGCCGGACACGTTCTGGATGGTCCAATTCCCGGCGACGGTGTTTCCGCCCGCCGAGTCGCCGACGAGCGCGCCGGGGTACGTGCTGGAGTCGGCATAGACGCCCATCGTCGCGGGGACGCTGTTGGAGCCGTAGGTCCGCACGTTGTCCATCGTGCCGGCGGCCCCGGAGGTGAACGATCCGACCGCGCTTTCGTTGTCCTGGTTCACTCCCACGGTCGAGGCCCCGATGCTCGTGTACCCCAGCGTCGGGTCGATCACCACCGGCCACGCGGCCGGCGGCAGGGCCTCAAGCACGCCGCGGTCCAGGACGATCCGCAGCACCACGCCCAGCGCGTGCGGCGAGAGCGTCAGGTCCAGCCAGCGGCGCTGCCCCAAGGCCGTCTCGGCGAAGGGCCGAAAAATGTGGCCGAGCTTTGCGCCGGCCCCGTCGAACACCGCATAGCTGCCCACCACGGGCGCAGGGCGCACGGCGCCCTGGTCGATCTCCTCCTGGGTCAACGCCGGCTGGTAGTGGAGCGTCACGCCCGGCGGCAACTCCACCAGCACGTCGAACACGGCCGGATCGGGGACGCCGGCCAGCGAGTCGAGGACGATCTGCTCCTTGAGTACGCCGCCCTCCAGCCAGTCGAAGCCCAAGCGGTCCACTGGGCGGTGCAGCCACCGCAGCCGGGCCTTCGTGGACAAGTCGAACTCGTACCCGTCCGCCACGCTGCGGCCCGCGTTCAAGGCAGCCGACAGCCACCGCTTGCGCAGGCGCACGCCCCAGCAGTCCAAGACGGCCGTGGGCACGCCGTCGAGGCGCTCGATGCCCGCAGCGTTCCAGCGGCGGGCTTCCCAGCGGGTTTGGGTGATGAGGGCCATGCGGTCAGTTGTCAGTTGTCAGTTGTCAGTGGTCAGTGCTCAATAATCGTCAACCGGAAATGCCGGCGTGTGCTGGGTCTCGCCCGGGAGCGGATCGAACTGCGGCGGATCGGCCGCGTAGCCGGGCGGGACGTGGCCGGTCGGGACCCAGCGGCCGTCGTGCTCGCGCCACTGCTGCCACGCCACGTTTAGCGACGGGGCTTGCCCCGGGCTGTGCGGCGGCCGGTATTTCGCGCACAACTCCGCGTATGCCGGCAATGCGGCGTCGTACCACACGCCGTCCGCGTCGCGCCGCACGATCACCGGTTCCAGGTCCAGCAGGTAGCCCGGCGGGCGCGCGGCCGCGTGTTGGGCGAGCTGCCGGTGAGAAGCGAACCGGAGGGCCGCTCCCCGCTCCCTGCTCCCCGCTCCCCGCTGTTCGCTCACGGCAGCCCTCCCGTCCGCTTCCAGATGCCGAGGCCGTTGACGTTCTGGCCGGTCCATGCGTAATAGCCCGCCGCGTCGGGATCGAGCGTGCCCGAGACGTTGAGATCGAAGCCGGCGGCCGCGCTGACCGTGGCGATGCCCGTCGCGCCCGTGCCGGGATGGTACTCGCCCTGCACGGCGGGCGTGGCGTCGCCGCGGTCGCCCAGTTGCCAGCGCACGTCGCCGGCCACGCCGATCTGGGGCGTGATCATCCAGTAGCCTGCGCCGGCCGCGCCGAAGTGCCAGATGTAGTAGTCCGGCTCCAGCGGGCTGGAGGGCATCGACGGGAAGCTCGGCGGCGGCGGGTCGCTCGGGTCCGGGTCGGACCCCGCGCACATCATCAGCCGCCGGCTGAAGCCGTCCTTCCACGTCGTGCCCGGCGGGAACGTAAAGGTCCGCTCGACCACGACGTAGCAGCCCTCGGAATCGACGTACCCGCAGGTCAGCACGCAGGCCTCGACGCCCGGGCCAGGATCGCTGGGCGTGCTCGGTTCGCTCGGATCGCTCCCCTCCGGCTTCGCCATGAAGAGGATCCGGTACGAGAGCGCGTCGGCCAGCGTGCTCTCGGGGTCCAGGCAGGCGATGCCCTTCGTCCCGATCGGGTACTGAGTGAGGTTCCACTCCCACGGAAAGATCAGGCCCGTGTTGACGAGGTTGAACTCTTTCGTGGGGTTGGTGTCGTCATCCCAGGGCTGCTGCCCATCCCAATACTCGAGGAACGTCGCCTTGACCGTGGCGTCGGTCTTGTTGAGCGCGGCCTTCAGCTCGAACGTTACGAACGTCGCCACCTGCTGCTGGTCGAACGCGATCCACAGATCCGAACGCGATTCGGGGTACGTCGGGGTCCTGCCGGGGGCGATGTACCACGCCCGGACGATCGTTCCCTCGGGCAGGAAGCGGTTCCCCAGCCAATGCACCAGACCCATCGCTTCGTCGGTCTCCGCGAGCGTGGGCGACTGGTAGCCCTGGTCAAGCGGCGTGGTGGTCAGGTCCACCCGCAGGAACTTGAACCAGTAGGTGTCCGGCTTCTCGTCGGCCTGGGGGTAGGGCCCGACCTCCGGGTTGGCGGCCGTCTTTACCAGCCGCCAGTGCGTTGGCGTGAAGGGGCGCGGCGGGTAGACGCCGGCCCCGTCCTGCATCCCGCCCGGCGGGAGATTGGTTCCCGTGGCGGCGTCGCGCAGACGGTTCAGCCAGTCGGCGGTAATCACGTCGCCGACGTTCAGCCGGGCAATGAGGTCTCGCATATTGTGCATGGTGCGATTGCCTCAAAAGCCGGTGAACGCCGCGGGCGGATACTGGACGAAATCGACGTAGCCGCCGCCGGGCATCTTGATCTGGAGGGTATCCCATCCCGGGCCGCCGGTCTTGCGGGCGTTCCAGAACGTGTTCCAGCCGACCGGGTTGTAGGTCATGCGGTACGTGGCGGTCCATTTCAACGATGGGCTCGACCCCGCGGACACCCTGCGCTGGAGGCTCGGCGGGTTGAACAAGAGCGTCTGCGCGGCGAAGGTCAGCCCCAGCGTGCTCGCCGTAACGGCCGACAAGTTGCAGCACCCCATAAGCGTCAAGGCAGCGGCCGGGATGGCCGCCAGGTTGTACTTCGTGAGGACGTAATCGATCCCCTTGAAGAGCTTGCTCGGGGCCTCGCCGGGTTCGATCTGCGGGCCGTTCTTCCACTTGAAGCTCTGCCAGTCCTGGGTGAGGTTCTGCGCGGTGGGCTCCAGCGATTCGGCGAACAGCTCGCCGCCGCTCTCGCTGGGCGTGTCCTTGTCGAAGGCGTAACCGACCGTCAGCACGGCCTGCTCGTAATCCGCCGAGAGGCCCGCCGTCGCGCCCTGCACCTGCGTGAACGGCAGGATGCTCATCGAGCGGGACCGCGCCGCCAGTCCGGCGGCCAGCGGCCATAGCGTGTAGTCGGCGAGTTCGCCGGCCAGCGCGTGACGGTCCGCCCACGCGCACCGCAGGCGGATCGTCCCCTTGAAGGAACCCTCGTTGTATTCCTCCTGGGGTGAGCCGTCCAGCTCGTAACATTCGGTGGTGAGTCCGTAGGCGTAGGCCATGACGTTATCCCGCGCGGGCCCGGTTATCGTCTTTCTTCTCGTAGAGCTTTTGGAGCCACTTGACAAACTCGCCCGTGTTGCCGACGACCTTGACCAGCTCCGCCTTGTTGGCCTCGGCCACGCGGACGGCCCGTTCTTCCGGGCTGTTGCCGCGGCCGGCGGCGCTGGCCTGGATCCGCTTCCAGGTGTCTTGGAGCCCTTCCCACCGCGGCTTTTCGATCTCCGGGGCCTTGCGCCCGTACTGCTCCAGCGCGGCCGCGATCGAACGGCGCGCGATCTCTCCCGCCTCGGGGCTCCCCGGCGCGCCGAAGGCGCCCCGCTGGAACGATTCCTGGATGGCCTTCATTTCCGCGCGGAGCCGCTCGGCGTTGGTGAGAAGATGCGCGAAAGGCCCTTCCGCCCCGCTGCGGGTGCGGGCCTCTTGCTGAATGTCCATGCTCCGCTCCGCCGGGCTCTTCTTGGGGCCGAACACGGCCTCTTGGGCCTGCTTGCGCCGGGCGTCGCGCTCGGCGGCGGCTTGGGCCGGAGTGAGGTTGCGCCCGAACCGCTGCTGAAAGTCGCGCTCGATGTCGGCGAACTGGCGGGCAAGCTTCGCCTGAAGTGGCTGCGTCAACAGCTCCCCGAACCGGGATTCGGTCGCCTTGGCGGCCTCGTTGCGCAAGGACTCGATGGCCCGCCGGTACGTCTCGGCGTCCAGTTTGCCCGACCTCCAGAGCTTCTGCACGTCGCGCCACTTCGTCTGGACGTTTTCCAGCGGGGTCGCCAGGCTCTTGCGCAGGGTGTCGATCTGCTGGGCGACCGACTTGACGGCCTCGGCGCTGGCGTCGCTGGCCGCCGCGCCGGGACCCGCCCTGCCGGCCGCCGCCTCGCGGAGCTTCCGCATTTGCTCGTTGACCTCGGCCACGCGCTTGCGCAAGTTGTCCGACCACGATGACTTCTCCAGCCTGGCAATGCCGGCCTCCAAGTCCTTGATCGTGTTGTCGAGTTCCTCGACCTGGATGTCCCGGTTCTGCTTGCCGCCGGTCAGAAGCCCGCCGGAGTGCGACACCAGCCACCGGTCGGCTTCCACGATGGCCAACTGAACTTTCTTCCAGCCGATGGCGACCTGCTGGACGGCGTCGGCCACCGACAGCACGGCGGCCCCCAGGACTCCCATGTCGCCCGTTGCCCGTTGGGCTCCGGACGCCGCTTCTCCCATCGCGGCCTTCATGTCGGTCGCCAGGATCCGCACGAACGGCAAGAGCTGCGATCCGATCTGCTCGCCCATGTCGCCGATGGCGTTCTTGAGCTGCACCACCGGATCGGCCATTGCCGCGGCCGCGCCGCCGAACTCGCTTTTCAGCTCCGCGAGGATGACCTTCTGGGCCCCGAGGACGTTGCCCGCCTTTTGCATGGCCTCGATCTGGGCCTTCTGCTGCGCCGTGAAGCTGACGCCCGCTTCCGCCAGGGCCGACACGCCCTTAATGGGATCGTTGAGGGCCTTGCCAAGCTGCACGGCGGCGGCCTTCATGTCCTGCCCCATGACCGTGCTCACGTCCTGGATGGCGACCAGGGCGTCCTTGAACGCCCCGCCGCGGATTTCCTTGAACGTGGCCAGCACGGACGCCACCGCGATCGTAGCCTCGTCGCCGAAGTTGGTCAGCTCTTGCCGGGCCGCTGCGAACTTCTTGATCTCGTCGGCCGACAGTCCGGCGGCGCCGCCCGTGGCCTTCAGGACGGCCGCCAGCTTCCGCTCGGCGTCTTCCTGGACCTTGGCCAACTGCGTCGTCTTCACCAGCGCGCCCGCCAGGCCGGCGGCGCTCAACGCGGCCGCCAGGGCGTTGACGCCGGGAATGGCGGCGGTGATTCCTCGGAACGAACCGGCGACGCCGGCCAGCGCCGTCTTGGCCTGGGAGGCGTAGTGGGCCAGTCCCGCCGCCGCCTTGTTGACGGCCTGCGTCACCTTGTCGTTGGCGATCAGATCAACGACGACGTTACTCGGCATGGCTCTCCCCCGGCCGCGCGTGCTTCGCGGTCCACCGGCGGAACTCGTCCATCGTGCGGAAGATCATGGTGTCGCCGCCCTGGCCGAGGAACTCGGCCTGTTGCTGCGGGGTCAGGTCCGCGATCTCATCGGGCGTCCAGCCGTACAGCTCGGCCAGTGCCCGGTACACCTGCATCCGCTCCTTCAAGGTCCGGGGCTGTCCGGCCCCGCTTGCGGGTTTTTTTCGCTGCCCTCTTGTTTCTTCGCCTTGGGCGTCGCGCCGAACTGCGCGAGGTGCCAGGCGTCCATGATCTCGTCCAGCGATTCGCCCGACGCCACGAGCCCCTTCGCGTCGTCCAACGTGAAGGTGTTCCGTTTGCGCAAGAGCCGCCAGACGAACTGCGCCATCACTTCTTTTTGGGCCATCAGGCCGCCCGTCTGGAATTCGCTGAAGAAGTCGATCCGGGCGGCGTGCGCGTAAGCGGCCCGCAACGTCTCCTCGCGCTCGGCCGGCGCGTTGTCCGCGTCGAGGCTGGCCCGCGCGATGCGGACCACGCGTCCTTGATACCAGAGCGACAGCTCGTCGAAGTCGCGGTCGGAAAGAGGCGAGAGCAGCAGGTCCCGCCCTCCCGCGTGGACGGGGACCGGCGCGGCGGATGCGACGTGCGGAAGCATGGTGCGGAACCTCGCGGACTGCGGACTGTGCTGTCAGCCGCGCGGGTGAAGGGCGGCGGCGCGGTCCGCGCTCGCGCCGGCCGGCCCTTCCCCGCGCGTGTTTCGTTACGCCTCCGGCCAAAGCGTGGCCGAGGCCGGATCGGTGATCGACCCCAGCGTTTGCACGGCCGCAATGTCGGTGGTCCCGCACATCTCGGCGTTGAGCGTGCAGGACACCACGCCCTGCGTCTCGCGGTTGACCTCGACGTCGGTGATCTCGCCGAACATGCCCCAATCGAGAATCCACGTGCCGGCGGCGCCGTCCGTGATCTTGATGCCCTTGACCGTCTTGGGCTGGGGCAGTCCCTCCAGCCCGTAGGCCGCGTTGCCGCTGGTCGCATCCGGCGAGACCTTCATCGACAGCGACCAGTCCAGGGGGCCGCGGACGCGCTTGGTGTAGCCCGCGCTGGACGAGTCGGCGTAGGCGACCGAGGGCCGCTTCAGCTCCAGCGTGATCGTCTGGACCTGCGCCAACTCGACCCAGGAGGGCACGGCCGCCGGAACGGCCAGCTCGACTTTGCTGCCGATGCTCGGCACGGGCGTGGCGACCGAGGCGTCGGCAGCGACGCCCGCTCCCAGGGTCAGCGTGCCGTTGCCGCTGAACGTGATCTCGTGGGTCACCGGCGCGCCGCTGGCGATGTCGATGTTGACCCGGACGGACTCGACTCGGATGTTGCCCGAGCATCCCTTGGCCCCGTCCATCGACCCGACGAACGCCACGCCGGCCGCGTCCCAGAGCCCAGCGCTGGGGTGGCCGTCAGCCAGGAAAGTGCCCGACCAGTCCGTGTTGCCGCCCAGCCGCGTCGTGCCGCCGCTGGTGGCGGAATCCACCACGGGCTGATTGGCAGCCTTCTTGGTGATCTTCCAATTGCGGACCATCGCGTAGGCCGAGCCGGCGATGGAAATCGCGCCGCTTTCGCCGGAGAAGACGGTAGGGGCGGTTTCGGGCATGGTCGGGTTCCCTTTGGTTAGACGGCCGGCGTCATGAGCGAGGCCGGAAAGTACATTTCAACCTCGCACGCCCAGAGGATGGACCACCAGAGCATCCCGCGGTCCGCGTCCCCCTGCCCCACGCCGATCGCCCCGGGCTGCGTCTGCGTCCGCTTGACGAACGCCACGTCCTCCCAGGTGAGGGCATTCAAGTGCGTGCGGTAGTCGTGCAGGGCGCGGAGGGTCTGCCACAGCACGGGGAAGAGCGAGGCGTCGAGCCCCTGCTCACCGGTGGCGATCTGGACCTCGAAGCGGGCGGTTACCTTCGTGTTGCTCGAATCGAAGTTGAGGTAGGGGGTCACGCTGGCCGCGCGGATCTGCACCTCGGGCCGGTCTGCCGGCGAGAGCTGCTGGTCCTTGCGCGGGCTCGCGCCCTGGCCCCGGAACTTGATGCGGTTGCCCGCCGGCACCAGGGCGCACCAGGCCGCGTCCGCTTCCAGCATCGTCCACAGGGCGTCGTGGACCTGGCTCAGAGGGTCGAGCGTTGGTTCGGGCACGGCCTACCCCTCCCTCGCCAGTAAATCCAAGGCGCGCTCCATCGTGGTGCCCATCCGGGCGTACGTCGGATTGTCGGGCGGCACGACGATCGTGCGTTGGGGCAGGTGCGGGCCGCCGTCTTGATGGAAGCTGGCGATGTCCGCGATGGTCGCGGTGCCGTCCGGGTAGCGGGCCGGGCCGCCGAACCCCACGCGGATCCCCATGGGGATGTCCTCCTGGATCTGCCCGGGCGCTCCCGTGAAGGCCGGCGCCGTCACGTTGAACAGGAGGCCCTTGTCGCGGAGGATGCTGATACCGGCCATCGTCGGCATTTCCTCGACCGTCCGCCTGGCCCTGGCGATCCGCTGGCTGGCGCGGTCGATTTGGGACCGAAGCTTGTCGGCCTTTTCCCCGTAGCCCTGGCCCTTGGACATCAGCGTTTCGAGCCGCCGCCCGGCGCGCAAGCGAGACTGGCCGGCCCTGGCGATCGCCTTGCGGGCCTTGCCCGCCTTCTGCCGCCTGGTCCCTCCGCCCTTGGCCCGCCGGGCGAGAAGGGTGCTCTTGGCCAGCCCCTTCCATTCCCCGCCGCCGCGCGAGGCGCGGTTGAACCGCTCGCGGAGGAAGCCCCGGTAGATGGCGGCCCACTGGCGGAGCGCGCGGCGCACGGGGTTCTCGTCCCCGCCTCCGCCGGCCAACGCCTGGGCAATCCGGCCGCGGTAGCGGATAAGCGGCGCCAGATCGACACGGACCGGATCCATGGCCAAAGCGCCTCCTTACGGCACGACGTCGGCCAGGAACACCGCCCAGGGGTTCTTGAGCAGGGGCAGGAACGTGTCGCCGGCGAAGTGCTCGACGCCCGGCGGGTTGTGCGTGCATTTCGCAAACGAGAACGGACCCTGAACCTGGGCGAAGCTGGACAACGCCGCCTCCATGCCGGACACGATGTCGGTGGTCGTTGGGACGGGGTAGGTGCCCTCGGCGAAGCCCCACCAGTCGGGCGATGGCTCGGGCGTCAGCACGATCCCATCATCGGGCGACCAGCTCTGCACCGTCCCCGTGGCGTCCCCGCCGAACGCCGTCGTCCCGCCGCCGGCAACGAAAAACGCATCGTCCACGGGATGCCACTGGAGCCCGAGCAGCCCCTGGGGAATCTCCGAAGGAGCGTTGGCGAAAGCCTCGCTGAGACTGGGGGTGCCCGCGATCAGCGCGGCGATCTGCGTGTTGCCGAGCAGATACCCGGGGACGTTGGCACCGTAGAAGGCGTGCCGGATTGGGTAGCCCGTTTTGATGCGGGCTGCCCGGCGGATTTTCCGGACGTGCGTAACGATGGGCGTTCCGGCCGTGGCCCACGAGGCGTCGATGATCTTGCCGTCGCCCAGGATGTCGAGCTGGTTCTTGTTGCCGGCCGGGATCTGGAAGTCGAGCGAGAAGTACGCGCCGGTCGAATTCGGCAGCAGGTTGCCGTTGGCGTCGAAGTAGATGGCCCCGTAGCGGAAGATCGAATAGACGGAGCACACGCGGAGGTTGCGGAAGCGTGCCCCGAAGTCGGCCAGGTTGCGGGCGATGGTCTGCCGCCCCATGTCCTGCCGGACGGGCGAATCCTCCGACTGGAGTTGCATCAGCACGGTCGGATCGGCGGGCAGCGACTCGAAGGTGTGCAGCAGGCTGACCGGGACTTTCTTCACGCCCGTCATGGTCCGCTGCCGGGCCGGAGCGCCGTAGGCCACGATGCGGGCCGTCTCGCGGGTGCCGGCGTACATGGTGTATTCGCCGGTCTTGCCCTCGAAACGGTCCGTCGTGTTCAGGAACCCGGGCGGCAAGATGTCCTCGGGCACGCCCCCGACAACCTGCTGGACCGATGCGGCGAGGTTCTGGTAGAAGAGGAAGTCCTGGAGGCTGGCAGGCATGACTGGTTCCTTAAAAGGTCAGGGGATTTTCAGTTCCCGGTCTCTCTGAATGGGTTGCGGACCCCTGATGGACTTACCCCGCGTGGTCGTCGTCGAACACAAAGCCCGGCGAGTACGCCCGCAAGGCCGCCTTGAGCCACGCCTTGAGCGTGGAATCGGACGGGTAGTTGATGATCTGGCTGGCGTCGATCGCGCCGTCGCCCGAGCCGACGATCATCCGGCTGCACTCCACGTCCAGGTTGGTCGCCCCGTCGTCGTCGGTCACCTTGAGCCCGCTCTCCTCCCCCAGGATTCCGCGGATCGTTTCCGATCCATCGGTGGGCTGGATCAGCGAGCCGGCGACAAACGCCTCCGAGTAGCCTCCCAGGTTCGTGAACGTCGTCGTGGACGCCGCGCCCGTTGCCCCTGCGAAACTCACCAGCGGCAGAGGGTGCTCGCGGCCGGCGAACACGCCGCCGCTGTAGGTGAACGTCAGCGACGTGATGTTGCCGCCGCCCGTGGCCACGATCGCACCGGTGCCGAACTCGGCATCCAGGGCCGCATTGATGACGGCCAGCGTGCCGGCCAGGTCGGTCGTGTAGGTGAACGTCAGCCAGTGGATCGCGCCGGTCGTCGGGTGCGTGAAGCCGAAGCTCATCGTTCCGGCCGTCCACGCGGCGTTCGGCGTCCACACCTGCACGCAGTTGGTCGCGGCCAGTCCGGGCGCGGTGATCGTCACGGTGGCGGCGGCCGGGTAGCCGCGGGTCGTCTCGACGGCCGTGATCGCCGTTGGGCCGGTCAGCGACGTGCTGTCGATCTCGCACATCGGGTAATCGCGGCCCGTGTAGCCCGTGCCGCTGGCCGTCAGCACCAGGGCGATCGGGCCCGCGGACCACGGGGCGGCCGAGCCGGCACTCGACGCGACCCATCCGGCCACGCCGTCCAGGGCGAGCGTGATCGCGGCCTGGCACGCGGCGAGGGTGGCGCCGAAGGCGAGTGCGGCCGTCCACACGGAGGTGCCGTCCGGCTTCCAGAGCCGGATCCGGTACGTTCCGGCCGTTGCGGCCGCGTCGGGCGTGAACGTCTGGACTTCGTTGGCACCGGCCAGCGCTCCGATCGCGCTGTAAGTGAGCGTGCGGGTTCTCACCCTGCCGCCGGCAACGTGCGGGCCGGTGATCTTGAACGTGCCCGTCGCACCGACGCGCCGGAGAAGCTCCGTGGCTTCTGCCGCGTGGAGGAACGTGAGGGTCGTTGCCGTGCCGGCAATCGTCGTGCCCAGGGTGCCGATGACGCTCGGCGCCCACTTTCCACCCGTGGTCCGCCGGCCCATCAGCAGGCCGGCCCGGAGCCGGTCCACGTAGCCCGTGTTCAGCGGGTCGCGGGCGTAGGCGCCGTCGATTACGGCGCCGCCGTGGAGGTATTGCGGCCGGCCGCTGGCCATGATCTGCCGGAAGCCGTATTCGGTGGAAGCCCGCACGCCGGGGACTACGTTCGGATTCATCGTTTGGCCTCGTGTTCGATTTCTGACTCAGGTTGAAAGCCGCAATCCGCGGCGGTGCTGTTGACGGTGTCGCCCTACGCCTTTGGGGTAGGCAGCCCGGCGGCCCGTGCCGTCATGGCCAGGAGTTCCTTGCCGGCCTCCTCCCGGCTCTTCTGCACCTCGTCACCCACCGGCGTCGAGCGGGCCAGGGCGAGCGACTGCGGCCCTGTTCTCTCGCCGAGGGCGACCACCGCGGCGTTCTTGCCGAGGGCCGCGACCAGGGCGTCGAGCTGCGCCGTGCTCTTCGAGGCCAGGGCCAGGGTGAGGGGCGCGTCGCCCAGATACTGGGCGGTCAGGTCGTCCCGCACGGCCGGGGTGATCTTGCCCGCGGCCACCAGGGCGTTGAGCTTGCCCGTGTAGTTCTCGCGGGCGAGCTTCACCACGAACGGGTCGGGGGCGGGAGCGGCCCGAGACGCGGCCACCGCGGCGGTGTCCGTGGTTGCGGCATCGGCCGTCTCGGTCGTCTCGTTCAGCGATTCCAAGACCCCGAGGGCCTTGGCGCGGGCCTTGAACAAGTCCTTGATCTTCTTGAAGGCCACAACGTCGTCGATGGAGTCATCGTCCATGATGGCGATGACCTGCTGCTTGATGGCCTCTCGGATCGCATCGCCCGGAGTGCCGGCTCCACCGCCGGAGCTGCCGGCATTCGGGTCGAGTGTGGCGAGTGGGTCGGGCATGATGGTCTCCTGAAGTTTGAGCACGGGTACTTGCACGGTTTCTCGCGTGCTGCCACGCGACGTTTCGATGGGCACGAATCCCTTCAGCCCGGGGATTACGGGGTCGGTGCAGAGGGCGACGTGGACGATCGGCCGGACGTAGCGGTTGCCTGCTCCGTCCACCAGCTCGGGCGGGCTGTAGATCGACACGTCGCAGGTGCCGGCCAGCTTGATCCCTTCCCCCACCAGGTCGATCGTGCCGAACAGGCTGCGGCCCTCCGCGAACACGTCCACGACCCAGCCGCGGTTGGCCTCCGGGTTGTCGGTGTGCGTGGCCGGTACGGGGATCTTGTTGCCGGCCGACAGGTAGGCGGCGGCCGTCTTGGCCCAATGCGTCAAGAGGTCCGGCGTCACCTCGAACTGGAGCCCATCGGCCTGCTTGACAAACTGCCCGCACCGGATGAGTTCCTTGGTGAATCGCCGGACGGGCTGGCCGCCTTCCATGCGGAGCGAGCCGACAGCAACCGCCTTGCGGGCGGGCGTGGCGAAAATCACGGCCTGGGACTCGTGCCATTGCATGGACGGCACGATACCGCGAGCCCGGGGAAAGCGAAAAGAGCAGCCCGGCGGATTTGGCCGTATAGGCACACGTGGGCACACGTGGGCGCCTGTAGGCCCATCACTTTCCGGCCTTGCCGGGCGCACGAGAGAGGGCAACCGATACCGCGTTGACGTTAAAACGGTACTCGGAACGGACCTTGACGGCGGGGATTTCGCCGGCCGCGGCCATGCGGCGCACGGTCCGCTGAGAGCAGTTGAGGCTCTCGGCCAGTTCTTTCGTCGTAACGTGCTTCGGCAGATTGGCCATGATGGACTCACCCTGCGCTGGCCAGCGAACCGAACCATTGCCCGGGGTTGTAGGCGAAACCCCTGTCGGGCCCCGGGATGTACTCCTTGCCGCCGATCTCGACCACCGGAGGCGGGCGGACCACGTCGCGGGGCTCGAAGACTTCGATCGTCGAGCAACGGCAACTGTATCCGTTGGGCGGCCAGATTCGCCGCCAGATCGGATCGTCCTTCGGCGCGGTGACGCCGTCGAGCCCCTGGTGTTCCGGTCGCACCCGGTCGTCACCGACCGTGACGTAAGTGTAACCCCAGAGGACTTCCTGGATCGCCTCGTCCTGGTTGGCCTGCCAGCGGCCGGCGCTGTATGCCAACTGCGTCTGGGTGCGGAAGAGGTTCTCCAGCGTGAAGCTGTTCTGCGGCGTGATGCCGACCGCCTCGAACGCCTCGCGCATCGCCTTCACGCCCTCGCGGACGTGCCCGCCGGCGGCGGTTGTCTCCAAGACCGCGGCCTGGAGGCGGTGCTCGACGGCCTCGGTGGTGCCGTCCAGGACGCGCAGGGACTTCGCCTCGTACTCCGCCTGGACCGCGTCCAGCACGTCGGCCGGCAGTGCCAGGCGGCGGCGCAGCGCCGTGACGGCCTCGGTGTAGGCGGTACGCGGCGTGCGCCTCAACTGCAGGTCGGGGCCGGTCTTGCCAGCCGTGGCCACCGCCCGCGAAATGCCGTTGAGGTGGGCGACCACCATTCCCTCCAGCACGAGCGGCTTCAGGCGGGCCAACTGCGGCCGGATGACCCCCAGGATGTCAGCCCACCTGGCGCCGCGGCGCACGGCCGCCAGGACCTGACGTTGGAGCCGGAAGCCGATCTGCCCGGCCAGGACAGTGCCGGCCCGCTCGATCCTGGCCCGGTCCCGGTCGTGCAGGACGGCCAAGCGCCGCTGGTCCCGCGTGACTTTTCCGGCGCTGGATTTCATCCTCGCGTCCTCTCGCTCAGACGTTGCCGCAAGTCCAGGTTCTCTTCAAGCAGGTGGTCGATCGTCGAAAGGGCCTTCTGGTGCTCTTTCATCGTCGGCCGGTGGCCTCGGGTCTTGCGGAGCCGGAACACGTCGCCCCGCAGGCGCAAGACCTCCTGGCACGGGCACCCGTCAGGCCGTGGTTCCGATTGCGGCGTCTGCACCCTTCACCTCCAAGGCGTCCACCAGTCTGTCCAGCCGGGTCGAGTCCACCGTGGGGAAGCTGATGGCCAGCAATTCCTTGGCGGCCGGCCTGGTCAGCGTGCCGGCCGTCACTTGCTCGCACACGCTCACGATCGAAGCGATCTGGGCGCCGTTGAGCGCCGTCGCCTGAATCTCTCCGGCCTGCGCCGCCGCCGCGGTCGGATCGGCCGGTACCCCGCCGGGGGCTGCGCCTGGGGCGCCCGTCGCGTCGGAGTACACGCGGCGGATCGTCTCGGCCAGCGGGTCCCGGTCGTCCACGCCCTCGCTGGCGGGCCCCTCGCGGGCTTCGCCGGCTTGGGCCACCTCGGCCGCCTTGGGCACGCCCAGCAGGTCCTTGATGGCGTCGGTGTCGATCTGGCCGGATTCCTCGAGGAACCCGTTGGGGTTGGCCAGGAAGGCGGCGTACACCTCGCGCACGAACTGGAGCTTCGCGTCCCGGATCGGGGCGGCGACGAGCCGCGCCTTGCCCCGCATCCCGTCGCCCCAGTTCAAGGCCAACACCTGGTCCACCGCGTGCCAGTTCACCAACCGCGTCACATGGCGGTGCGTCAGGTCCGCCTCCGTCAAGGCCAGGTCGATCTGCTCTCCGGCCTCGGCCTTGGTGCCGTACTGGCCCTCCAGCACGGACCGCTCGGGAATGAGCATCGCCCGCGCCATGAGCGAATCGAGGTAGCGGAGCCGGTCCACGAACGTCGGCTGGCGGCCCCCGGAATCCTGGAGGAGGTCGATCTGCCACTGGCTCTTCGCCCCGCCCATCGACTCGACGAAGGCCTGGACCTCGTCCGCCAGGGCGATCGAGCCGCTGGCCTCCAGCGTCTGGAGGATCTCCTGGGCCAGCTCGCTGTTGTCCCGCATCGAACCGTGGGCATCGCGGCTTTGCCCGACAGGGTAGCGCACCACCCAATGAGCACCTGCCACCTTGCGGTCGTAGCGGGCCGCGCCCTTGTTGGCGTCCTCCCAATCGTTCCATCGCTCGCGCGCGTTCTCCAGGAGGGGCCCCCCGTACCAGTCGGTGCCTTCCACGCGGAAGGGGATCAGGAGGCAGTTCTCAACCGGCAGGGTGAGGGTCTTCTGCTTCAGGCCGTTGAACGCCCCGGTCTCCGTGACGAGGATCTCGGTGATGTCCTGCAGGAGAGGCTTGAGCTTGCGGAGCACGATCCGGCCGCCCTCGACCGCAAACACCTTCTCGAACGCCTGGTGCCCGAAGTCGATGCCTCCCAGCAGGGCCGTCTCCACGAGCAATTCGCGGATAGTGACGAACTGCTCCTGAAGGAAAGCGACCACCACATCGGAGTCAATCCCGTCGGGCAGTTCCTCGTCCACTTCGACGGACCATTCCGCGGCGACGATCGGCGCGATGGAGAGCGCCCGGGCGAGGGCGATGGTCGGGTGCTTACGCATCTTGCGGTAGGTGTCGAAGCTCGCCGGCAGCCGCTTCGCCCCGCCCAGGGCCGCGCCCGGGCTGGTCACCACCTGGCGGCCGGTGTGCTCGCCCATCGCGGGCGTGCGAGTGGCCGTGGTTTGTCCGTTTCCTGTCGCCATTACACTGGCCTCCGCATGATGATTCGGGCCTCGCCGGCGGGCTGGTCGAGCCGCAAGGGGAAGAGCTGCCACACCACGTAGCCCATCGCGTCCGTAAGGTGGCCGACGTCGCCCGAGTCCGCGGGGTCGCGGGTGCCCGGCTTGTAGCCGCGGATTTCGAGGTCGCGGATCAGGCGCCGGCAGTCGGGCGAGACGAACATCCGCCGCTGCCCGGCGGCGTTGTGGAACATCGCGTTGCAGGCGGCGAAGCGGTCCGCCAAACGCGGGTTGGCCGCCGGGAAGTGGATCGTCCGGCCCCGGGCCTGGAACCGCCGGTCGTTGGCCACCAGCAGATAATCCGTGGCCGAGGCGGACGTCTTCCGCGCCTTGCCCGCGGCGTCGCCACAGAACTGCCAGCCGCCGTCGTGCGCCGCGTACCGGGCCCACAGGGCGTCGAGTGCGGCTTGGGTGTTCGCGTTGCGGAGCCACAACTCGTCGAACCACTCGATGCGGTCCGGCCAGGCATGGCCGACAACCCAGGCCATCGGGTCCACGTTGAAGTCCATCCCGACCACGAGGGCCCGCTTGGGATCGTAGGCGCACGGCCGGACGTTGAACTGGCGGCTGAAGGCGTGGAAGATCTGGCCCGACACCGTCTCCCAGGCGGCTTCGTACTGCTCGCGGAAGTCCCGGGGGTCGAGCGTCTCGGCCGCGTGCTGCACCTCTTCGGCAGGCAGGATGTCCCGGGAGGGCCAGGAGAACGCGGCGCCGGCCGGGTAGTCGCCGGCCTCGCACGCCTCACAGAACTCGCGGTACTCGGGGGCGCCCTGGCCGGTCCGCTTCGGCACGCCGATGCGCCAGCACCACCCCGCGCGGTCGGCCAGTGCGGGGCGCACGCTCCGAGCGAAGACCCCGGGCTTCAGGTCGCACGATTCGTCCAGCACGCACCCATCCCACGCCGGCCCTTCGACGCGCCGCGGCTGATCGAGGCCCAGGACCCACAGGCGGGCGAGGTGCGTCGGGAAGACGCACTGGATCCACAGCTCGCCGTAGGACACGTTCGGGCCGCGCTTGCCGCCGGGGATCCAGCGGTCGGGCACCAGATCGAGCAGGTCTTGCCACGCGATGTGCTTGGCCTGGTCGTGCGTGGGGCCGCCGAAGAAATACTGGGTATCGACGCCTGGGCCTTTGGAGACGGGGAGCGACATAACGAGCCGGCGCTTGGCCAGTTCCGTCTTGCCGCTGCGCCGGCCCGCGGGAACGCCGATGAATCGCGCCGTGGAGGTCATCAACCGCCACTGCTCCGCGTGCGGGCGCAAGGGCGTCCAGCGGGGCGTGGGCTCCGCCGCGGCCTGACGCGGTTTGTCCAGGGTGGCGGTCATTTTCAAGGGTCAGTCGTTCACAACGATCGGGGCCGTCGTCCCCTGCCCGACGAGCGTCACGTCGAGCCGCAACACGCCGGCCCGCAAGTCCTTGAGCGTCTTCTCGGCCTGCTCGCTGAACCACCGCAGCCGGTGCATGGGCACGCCGGTCTCCGGGGAGAAGTCCTGCACCCCGCGGGACTCGTACAGCCACAGCCCGGCCAACGAGGCGGCCAGGTTGACCAGCGTCGGCGGATCCCCGACGATCGGCAGCGAGTACGGCCCGCCGCGGAGCCGGTCGTCGATCTTGGCCGTCGCCACCTCGATGGCCCTGGCGACGCGAGCGGCGATCGCCGCGGCGTCCTGGTCGTTGTCCAAGTCGGCCCACTTGGCGACGTTCAGGGGGCCGAACAGGTCCTCGATGTCGGATCGCGTGCAGTAGCTCACTGGCCGTCCCCCTTGGCGTCTTTCTCGCCGTTGTGCCCGTTTCCGTTGCCCCCGGGCTCCTGCCCGATCTGCTTAAGAGCCGCCGCCCGTAGCGCCGCCTGGACGGCCTCGGCCGGCGGAAGCACCGTGCCAGCCATGGCCGCCACGTCGCCGGCCACCTGATGGACCTGCACGCCCGTGGTCTGGACCACCGTCACGCTCTCGCGGAACTTCTCCGGCCGCAATCCCTTGAGGAGGAAGATCAAGAGGGTGTCCGAATAGATCAGCTCCTCGTACTGCTTTTTGGTCTCCGGGTCGATGACCGGGTCGCCCCGCGAGGTGAACCGCTTCCGTCGCACGCCCTCGATGGCCCTCCGCACGGCCTCCTCTTCGAGCCGGTCGGCCGCCTCCTCGCGGGCACGCTCGAACGCCGCAGCGTACTCCGGATCGTCGCGGAGCCAGTCGTAGTGCGTGCGCCGGCCGATTCTCGCCGCTTCGAGCGCCAGGCGGAGATTGCCCGTCTGTGCGTAGGCCGACAGGGCGGCCCGCTTGGCGGTCTTCCTCGTCCCGCGGTTCGTTGGCTTTTTGGACATCGAGCATTGCCGCGGACCTGTTCAGAACGCCTTGGCGATCCACTTGAAGAACGCCGCCACGCCGGCCAGGGCCACGGCCCACAGGCCCGTGAAGCCGACGCGGATCAGCCACCGCGAGTGCTCCAGGCTCTGCACGCGGGCGGCCAGACCCTCCTTGCCGTTGCCGTACAGCGTGCCGTGGTGCTCGCGCTGCTGGTTGCGGCAGGCATCATGCAGGGCGCAACTGCTAGCGAGCGTCTCCGTCAGCGAATCGAGCTTCGCCTCGATCCTCCCGAGCCGTTCATCCGTGGTCACGGGATTCCTTTCCCATGCGGACCTGTTTTGGTGGTTTCTCCGCCGTGGCCAGACCGCCCGCGACCATCACCTCCGACACGCTCCGGCCGTCCGGCAGAAAGACGTGGGCCAGGACCCGATCGAAGCTCACCATGCTCGACAGGAGCCGCAGCGGGTCTTTCGGCGCGGGGACGAACAGGGCCAGGTCGTCGGCCCCGTCGAGGTGGTGAACGAGGAAGTCCCTGGCCCGCCCGCCCTGGGGCGTGTCCAGTTCCGCCGCCCAGCAGTCCAGCAGGCGCACGCGCCACTCGCGGTGGCTGCCTGGCAGCGACACGATCACCGTGTCCCCGTCGATGACGCGGACGCAGCGGCAGGGCAGGCACAGTCCGTAGGGCGTCCTGGTCACGGCTTGGACTCCGGGCGAGGCGAGGACAGCCGCAGGGTCTGCCACGTGTCGTCGCCCTGCGCGGGCTGGACGGCCGCGGGCGGCTGCTTCTGGAAGGCGCCCAGCAGCCAGGGGATTGCGGCCCCGGCGCCCGCACCGCTGACCAAGAGGGCCGCCGCCGCGCCGATTTTGCCCAGCGTGGAAAGGCCGGACTGCGGGGCGGCGGCCGGCGTCCTCTGGGGCGGCGCCGTTGCGGGCTGGGCCGCCGGCTGCGGCGCGTAGTGGATCGTGTCGCCGATCGAGATGTTCACCGGCTCCTCCTCGGTCGGATCACCGGGCTGGTTCAGGGTGCCGTCCTGCATCTTGCGCGCGCCGCGGCGGAGGAGGTTGCGGTTCCGCTCCATCGAGGCGGCCTGCATCAGGCGCGCCGCCAGCCGGCCCTCATAGAACCGGCGGAAGGTCTTCTCCCCCGGCGTCTCCGTCGTGGTCGGTGTCGGCGTTGGCGTCTCGGGCATCCTGCACCTCCTGCAGAGCGGCTGCGGCCATTTGCTCGATCAGCGCCGGAACGCTGCGGTTCAGGTACGCAGCGTCCAGCGCGATCGAATCACGGAACGGGTCGGACTCGCCGGCCATGTTACGCACCGACGGGGGTGGCCGGCACGGGCCCGGCCGGGTTGACGCGGCTCGACACCTCGCGGACACCGACCGCCTCGGCCAGCGAGACGAGGTCTTTGTCCTGGAGGTACGCGTAGTCGGCCGCCTTGCTGACGGTCGTCGCATCGCGCATGAACTGCGCCATCGACTGCCCCATCGCGGCCATGTTCTGGTCGTGCAGGGCGCCGAACTGAGCGGTGGGCTCAGCCATGGAAACGTCTCCTTCCGGCACGTCGCCGGGTACGGGGATTTGCAGCGGCGTCGGCACGTTATGGGCTCCTGCGCTGCGGGATCAAAAACAAGTCCTGGGACTCCCCAAGACGGACTTCGCTCGACTCGATGATCGTTCCGTCTTCCGCGCGAAGGTGGAACGTGATGGGTTCTTCCACGCGGGCCTGGAGCGCAGCGACCGCCGCGCGCAACTCGGCGACCGCGGCCGGATCGGCGTCTTTGCCAGGCGGGCCCGGCGGCCCGACAGGACCGGGCGGGCCCGCCTTGAGTTCCAGGGCGGCGATGGCCTTGCGGAGTGCCGCGACCTCCGCCAAAAGTTGCCGCTGGCCGTGGTCCTCGTCCACGCGCGGCTCCCCGTTGGGCAGAGGCTGTGACACTTGCTGCTGTTGCGTTTGTGGCGGCGGGTCCGCCGCCTGTTCGGTCTTGTCCCAATGCAGGGCGACAAAGCCGGAAATCCACTCGATGCGCGGCCCCTCGGACCGCCACGGTTCGCCGGGGCCCTGGCTCGATTCCGAGAGCATCCCGATCATCGCGCCCTGGGGCGTGTAGATCGGGGATCCGGAGTCGCCCTCGCGGCCCTTGCCCTGGACCACCAGGAAGTCGCCGTCCGTGCCTGCGACCTGTCCGGCCGTGACCGCCCATGCGTCCTGCCCGTATCCTGCCCACGAGGCCGCGCCGCCTTGCGGAACGGCGTCGGCCTGGTGGATCACCTGGACCTTTGGCACGTCGATTTCCACCAGCGCCGCATCGTGCTGGGCGTCGGCCGCGACCACCCGGCCATCGATTTCCCGGCCATCCGCCAGCCGCACCACGACGCGGTAGCCGGCCTTGAGCACGTGGGCCACCGTAAGCACCAGGCCACGGCCGGCCCGCCAGGCAACGAGCGTCCCAGTCCCCTTGATCGTGACCGGCCCGCGGCGGCTTTCGACCCGCACCACCACCGGGCTGGGCGTGCCTGCCCTGACGCGTCCCTGCGTCTGCGGAATCATTCCTTGCCCGGAAGGTGGAATCGGCGCTGCGCTGGGAGGCGCGAAGGGCCGCGCGGGTTGCCAGGCCGGCGCGGGCACCGTCTGGGCGCCTCCCTGGGGACCGCAGCCGCCAGGGCCGCAGACCATCTGCCCGCCAGGCCCGACGTAGCAGCCGCCGGCCACGCCCTGCGGGCCCGCGTAGAACCGCTGGCCGCCCAGCGGCCCCTCGCGGTAGATCACCTGGCCGGCGGCCGTCGCGCCTACGGCCCACAGCATCGCCGCCAACAGAAGTCGCCGGATCATCGGGGCACCCTCACTTGCTTTTCCACGGCGAGACACGCCTCGCCGTCTTCGTCCAGAAGCGTTTGCACGTCCTCGTCCGCAATCAGGCAGTGCCCGCTCTTGCCCCAGGCGAGGCCCCAGGATTGCTTGAGCCAGTAGAAGCCCGGCTCGTAGCCGACGATCAGAAGCGCGTGCCCGCCGCGCAGCCGGCCTGTCGGCTTAACGAGGCCGTCGCGGTCAGGCTCGTCCATGCCGGCGTACCAGTTGACGCCGATCACCACCGGCCCGACCTCCAGCACGTTGCCGCGCAAGACCGCCTCGTCCACGGTGAAGCGGTACTCGGCGACGTGCCCCAGGCGGGCCAGGACCTTCGCGCCTGCCCGGACGCTGGTGCCGTCGTAGTCCTCGCCCTCCCACTCGTCGAGGAACTGGGCCAGCTCGTAGATCCCGTGGGGGTCGAGGAACTGCGACACGGGCGAGCTGGCCAGCCAGTGGGCCCAGGCGAAGCCGACGCAATGGGGCGTTTGGGCCTGGTCCCCGGACCACTGGTTGTCCCGCCACTTCCGCCGCCGGCGGGTCGAAGCCACGGGCGTCATCGCATAGTCCCGGGGGTCCGGGGCGAAGTCGCGTCCGTAGAGGCGTGTCACGCGGCCCATGTTCGATCCCTCCTCACTTGATTCGCCTCGGCCTGTGGACGATCCCTGTCCGCACCAGGTGGCGCGCCAGTCCGTTGGGCGACCAGGCCGAAGCGTTTTTCGTGTCAAGGCGGCCCACCTCGCGCAGGCAGGCCGCGTCCCATTCGGAGCAGAACAACCGCGAGAGGTCCTCGCGCCCGCGGAACAACCTGGCCAGCGGCATGTGGCGCGCGTCGGCCGCGCCCCGGTAGTCGTACCGCCTCCCGAGGTGCTTCCGGCAGAACATGGTCAGCCGGCGCGACTCCAGCGGCCTGAGCGGCTCGACGAGCGGATAGTGCCAGACCCGCCCGCGGTATTCGAGCACGCGCTGCCGGAGGTGGTGCAACTGCACGCCCTCCACGCGCCGGCCCTGGACCACGCATGGCGCGTCGGCCAGCGTGGTCGATTCGCACAACAGGGGCCGGCGGCACCCCGGCCACTCGACGACGATCCCTACATGGCTGAGCCCTCCGCAGCAGAGGAGTCCGCAGGTGCAGACGCGGATCGCGGCGCCCCTGGGCGAGCACTCGGCGAAGCCCAGGGAGTCCCCCGGCTTGATGCCGTGCAGATTGATCGGCGTGCTTCGCATGGGCGTCCGTACCCCCTTGTCAGCGCGCATTGGAACAACCGGGGCGACGTGCGCCTAGCCTGTTTTTCGGCGCGCGGGCCTGTGCGGCTCCTGGCTGCGGGGCGTGCTGTAGCAGCGGCCACGGGTGTCCACGCGGGCCTCGGGCAGCATCGTCAGGTCCACCAGGGCGGCGCGGAACGCCTCCAGGGCCTCGCGGGCGTCGGCACTGCGGCGGGCATCCGCGGCCGTCACCAGCGCCCGGGCCGTGTTGATCCAGAACGCCATCGGGTGCTTGGGGCACCGCACCACGTGGGCCAGGATCGCCTCGGCCTGGGATTGCGCGCAGTAGGGATTCGGCGGCGGCACGCGCTCTCCGCACGCCTCGCAGCGGAGTACGACGTCCACGGGCCTGCCGCATGTCCGGCAGCGGTGCCTGGCGGCGGCGTCGAGTTCGGCGCGGAGCGCGTGGAGCGTGGCGCAGAGGCGTCCGAAGAGCCCGCCGGCCACGATCCGCCGCAACACCGTGGCCGGCGATACCCCGAGCGCGACGGCCGCGGCCTTGAGGTCGCCCCTGGCGTGCTCGACAGCTTCACGCACCTGGTCGTCCGTCACGCTCGGCTTGCGCATTTCGGCACCTCTCGCACGCGCAGGTCTTCGGGCCACTCGGCCATGTTGCCGCCCTTGGGGTCGCGGAGTCCAAGGCCGGCGAGTTCGATCTGCCGGCGGCCCCGATAGGTGCGAAAGTTTCCAGTGGGTCCAGTCGTCGCCTTGGCCCCGAGCTGCTTGACGAAGCACGGCACGCCTGCCGCCTTGCACTGTTGGACGATGGACCGAATCCACTCCACGTCGCACGGCCGCGCCTTGGGGCCGGACTCGCCGCCGACGATGACCCAGTTTGGTTGCGGATCACCACGCCGCCGCTTGACACAGGCGGCGGGAATGTCAATCGGCCCCAGCAGCGGCTCCAGGCTCAGGAACCGCACGGCCGCCGGGATGCGCAGCAGATGCGGCAACCGCCTGTCGAGCATCTCCTGCGTGCCGGCCGAACTGCCCATCCAGATATGGTCCTGGTACTCGCGGTGCCACTGTCGCGCGTAGTCGGCCATCCTGTCCGGCCGCTTCGTCAGCACCAGAAACGTGTGCTGGGCGCGAGCGATCATGGCGGCCCACACCTGGTCGATGAACTCGTCCGGCACGTCCTTGTGGAACAGGTCGCCCATCGAGCACACGAACACCCGCCTGGGCTTGCGCCACCGCAGCGGCTCGTCCAGCCTGTCCGGGTGCAGCGTCAGGCGGAACGGCTCGTCGGCCGGGTAGCCGTTCCGGCCGGCCAGCCGCGCCGCCATGCGCTTCGCGTAGCAGTTGCGGCAGGAAGTGTCCGCCTCGGTGCAGCCGGTGACGGGGTTCCAACTGTAGTCGGTCCACTCGATCTTGGTCTTGGTCGCCATGTTCTTCTCCCCCAGGCCCGGCGGCCCGATCGCCGCCGAGCCACGCTACGCGGTTTCGTTACGCCGCCCCCGTCTTCGCCGGTTCGGCCGCCGCGCGGATCGCCCCCAGGGCGTCCTCCATCGCCTGGCGGGTGCCCTCGCCGAACCGCAGGCCCTTGGCCCACTCCGCGCCGAAGTGCTCCATCGCCACGGCCATCTCGCCGAGCGTGGGCATCCCGGCGTCCCGGAGCTTCTCCAGGTGGGCGTCGGTGATCTTCTTCGAGTGGAGCTGGAGCGTCTCCACGCCCGCCTTGCGCCAGTCGGACGGCTTGCCGTTGCTGCCGGACTGCTCCATGGCGGCCAGCAGCGGCCGGTCGGCCTCCTCCACGGCCTTCTTGGCGGCGTCGTTGAGTCCGAAGCACGCCTCGGCCCCGTACCGCTCGACGATCTCGCGGTGCTCTTGGAAGTAGTGCTTCCGCATCCTCCAGCACAGGGCCTCGCGGGCGTTGATCTTCTGCTTGCCGTGCCGGTCCAGGTCGGGGGCGGCGTGGTACAGCTCGTGGTCCATCACCTGCCGCTGCCGGTCGGCCGACAGGCGCGGCCACGCCTCGGCGTTCAGCTCGATGACGTAATCCCACTCGCCGCCGAACAGGTACTTGTCGGCGTCGGTCGCCTTGTGGATCTGCGCCAGCTTGACCACGCCGTCCACGTCGGGCTTCCATCCCTCGCGCCACGCGAGCGCGATCTTGGCCTGGTCCAGGTTGCGGAGCACGCCGTCCACCGTGTCGGCGTGGTGGTCCGCGACCAGCTCCTCCAAGAGCCGGTACACCTCGACCACCTTGCCGGCGTGCTTGCGGTCGATCAGCCGGACCTTGACCGGCTTGCGCTTCTCCTCCACGGCTTCGCTTCGCTTGCGTCCCATTGGGATTTCCTCCTGGGGTTCGCGGGTCTCGAAAATCAGAACAGGCTCTTGTCGGTCGATGTTGCCCGGCTGGGGCCGTTGAGGATCAGGACCTCCGGCGCGTCCGCGTTGGACTGTTTCCGCCCGGTCATCCGCCGCCAGGTCCACGCGCCTTCCGGGTACAGCTCGCGGACGAGCGGATGGTCGTAAAAGCGGCAGACGACCCGGGCGCGGTCGAACTCCGCGAGCCGCTTGGCGAGCTGCCGATGCTGGGCCTCGGTGAACTTGTGGCGGTACTTCTCTCCGGGGCCGGGGAACGGCGGGTCGCAGTAGATGCCGTGGCGGCTGGCGTCTTCGCAGCGGTCCAGGAACTCGAACGCATCCATGACCGAGAACTCGCACCGTCGGAGAATCTGCCGCCACACGGGCAGCGACCGCACGGCCGATCCGTACCGCACCGCCGAGCCGCCCCCGTTGGCGTTCCACCGCTTCGCGCTGCGGCCGTTGAACTCGTCCGTCGTGCCGCCCTTCGCCGAGCGGCCCATCCAGCAGGCGACGTAGTAATCGGCCGCCCAGTCCAGGTCGGGGATGGCAGGCTCCCCGCCCTCCCGCGCGCGGCACGCGGCCTGCGCCCGGGCCAGTAGCTCGTCGTGGAACGGCAGGCGCCGGAGCCGGCGGTAGAGGCGCGGCCCCAGCGTGGGGTCGGCCGCAACCATCGCCAGGTTGACCACCGCGCGGTGCAGGTCGTTGACCATGACCACCGCCGCGTCGATGTGCGCCAACTCGCTCATCCCGCCGGCAAACGGGACGCCGACCCAGCGGCAGCCGGAAAGCTCCTCGCCCACGGCGTGCGCCAGCAGGCGGTTGCTGCCGAACCACGGGGCCAGCGCGCCGGTGTCGGGCCTCTCGCTCGCTGCGACGGGGGCAACATCCCGACAATGGAAGCACGGTATTCGCTCTCCGCCGCCAGTGGGCAGCGTCTGAGCGTCTCGGCAGTAGCGGCACTTGATGTCGGCGCTCAAAAGAGCCTCCCTTGGGGCTTGGCCCT